AACGCAAAAGACCCTGAAACAAAACAAAGGTTAAAAAGAGCGTATGATTATATTGAATCGGTGAAAGAAAAGTCAAAAGAGAAAACCATTAGGTTACAGAAACAAGAACATAATGAAGTGGAACTAACAGAAAAGTGTTGGCCAGGTTATACTCAAAAAGGAATGAAAACAATGTTCGGAAAGAGATACCCTAATTGTGTAAAGAAGACAAAGAAATGAACCTACAAGAAAACATACAGAGAATTAGAGAAATGATGGGAATAGACGAAACTATGACTGATTATCGTTTAGGTGAAATACCTTACGATGAAGAATCATTTTTTGTAACTCCAGATTATAAAACTTGGATTAAATTCTACCCTGATGAATAAATTTATAAAATTACTACAAATAAATTATACTTACCATTACGTGGTAAATCATTTTCATCTTGGGATGAACTTAGAAGTAAATACAATTTAGGTGAATTTACAGATGATGATGTATCTTATATTAATCCAGAAGAAAGTGGAATTCAAGGATTTGAACAATACGAAATAAAACCTGATGATATAATTAATTTGGAACAATTAAACATTTATATGAAATAAGATGAACATACAAGAATCCATAAGAAGAGGATCATATGAAAATATACCACCTCAAGTTAAAAGGAGATTACCAGAATTTGATGAAACTTTTATTCATTATAGAAATTTCTTTAAAAATTACTTTTATAGACAATTCGACCATTTTTGGGATTCATTAATGGAAAGGGTATTAGAATCATTATATCATGAATGGTTTGTTAATTCAGTATCTGAGGACAAATGGGACGATTCAGAACAATTCATACAAGATTATTTAACAGAGAAGTATTACGAAGATACCAAAAAATGGTGGGAAAAAAATAAATAATACACTTACAGAGTGCCATAATTTTATCTTTTTGAAATATATTTTTTTACTTAAGTTTTTTGTAGTATTTATTTGAATATGAAAAGTATTATTAGAAAAATTCTTATAGAGGGCTCAAAATTAAATATATTAAAAAAATACTTAATAAAAACTTGGAATGATCAAGTTAAATCAGGTAAAATTCCAATGTTGAATATTATAGATTTACATAGAAAAAATTTATCCAATCATATTGACGAAATAATTAAATGTTATTTTGAATTTGTTGGTGGTGAAGAAGAAGCATTTAAATTATTTAAGAAATATATTGATGGTAAAATTATAACTGATGTAGATATAAGAAATATGGGCCTTAAGGTTTTACCTGAAGACCAATATAAAATTAAAATAACAAGAATTTACAATTTAGATTACAGGGGTAACAGAATATTAGGAAGTAATGAAGAATTAGAATTTGGTTTTGAATTACTTAGTGGACAATTTTTAACAAGTGAAGGTATATTGACTTTGGAAGAATTATATGATGAAAAATATGAACATTTATGGTTTGACGTTAGAGATTATTTAAGAACTGAACTAGAAGATTATGTTTGGAGTGTTTCTAAAAATTTTGGTCTTGAGTTTGATGCTTATACATCTTATTCGAGAGATTAAAAAATTAAAAAGTTGGATTTCTCCGACTTTTTTATTGTGAATAGTTTACTCGTTTATCCCTCAGGAGTTTAATTACGTTTTAAACCGCTACCTGATTTAACAGAATATACGATCAAATCAATTTTTTTTATATATTTATTATTATGAACAAATACAGATTTTATACTTTATTAGAATCCAAATTGGGTAATTCAAAACCCTTGATATTCGAAAATAAATTAAAAGATGAAAGGTATCTGAATAAAAAACAACAACTATTGGATTATCTTTATACCATTGGTTTAGAATCAGACAAAGATACAAAGGAAGTTGATATCAACAAAGATGGTAAGATAGACACAGAGTTATTTACATTCAACAAAGGAAACGTTGTGATGTATTTGGGTATATGTAATTTCTCAAACGGGGATATACAATATCTTTGTCTGATCAAAACAAAACCAGATTATTATATTGTATTAAAACCAACCTTTGTAGAGACATTAGAAGAAGTACAATCAAACATAGAGCCATATATAAAACAATCCTACGAAGATACAAAACTTGATTTTCTTGGTGTAGAAAATCAAACGGAATATATTCCAACTAAAGATGAATTAAATGATTTAATAAATCAGGCTTTAGACGATGAGAATTTCGAAGAAGCAACAAGGCTTCAAAACAAGTACGGAAATTTATATAAGAGTATATGATTAAATCATTCGGTTCATAGTCCTACACTCGTTTCACTTCGTTCGGAATTCACCTCATAATTTTATCCTATACTCTTAACGAGAGTAAGAATTACCGTTATATATTAAACAAGAGTAATTTTTACCGTCATAATCAGACCATACGGTAAATAAGATATATTCTACCGTTTACATATCTATTCACGGTAAGTGGTATATTTTACCACATATACTTTATAGAAATGTAAATTACTGTAACGTGTATTACAAAAAGGAATATGTATAAAAAACATAATACTTTATACATGATGAGGTTCTCATGTATAGATTGTATACATAACTTACCATTTAGTAAGTTCCCCCCATTTCATAAACAAGACCCCCATTATTAAGTAGACAAATATGTAGACGATTAGTGATCAGAAGAGTATTGGTGGTTTAGAGATGGGGATCACAGATCTTCCACTTTTTACCACTCCGTTTCACTTCGTTCGGAACTGTCGTTACCACCAAGTTAGAGTTGATCATTTAGTTATGTGATGAGGTTTCATATAGAGATAATACCTTCGGTAAATGTGTGAGATGAAGAAATAATACATATGTTTAGATGTCTATATAGTTGTCTTATATCAAGGGGTCAATTGTTAAAGGGGACACTAAAGTGTTAGTTGAAGTGTTATTAAATGAGACATAATGTCCTATTCTAACGTCCTAAAGGACTGTACCCGCTATATGTACTATAACTATACTAAATTAGCTGGATTTTATTAGTAGTTAAAAAAGTGGTTCTGTAGGGGTCAACATAGGGGATTTTTTTACTCTCACTATAGCAACAGGACCAAATGTGGTGGTAAAAAGTGGGGAGAATACTATGGGGAAAAAGTGGGAATATGTGGTGAAGGGACTGTGTCGTGTGTAACGCAAACATGACATTTTGACAAAATCAAGAAAATTAACAATTATTTATTAACAAAATTCCCCCCTGTCATAGTGTCAGGTACAATAAGAGTTAAACAGTATACTATATTTTATATGTACTATTTATAAATTAAATTAGAATTAGTAAAATTTAAACCATGAGAGAGATCATAGAAAGTTTCCACACAGATGTGGAGTACACCAACGAGACATATATTGTTAGATACAGTAACAACAAATACTTTGGGGACATAAGTTATAAACCCATGTCAACAACAGGAATAAGAAAACCAATCAAACAAAAGTTCTATATACTTGTAGAAGCAAACATGAATGAAGTGGTTGAGTATATTAATACACAAACAGAACTGAGTGGGGAAAGATTACAAGAGGTTAATAAGTTGATTCGTGATCACTCCCTTGAGATTCTAAATCAACATCTGTTATTACATGGTGGCGAAGAAACCGTGACAGACGTGAAGTGGACAAGTACTTTAGACATAGAACACTTAGATATAGAAGAGATAACAAGACCCCTTCAATTAGAATCAAATAAAGAAGAACCGAAATCATAGTTCAATATAATTGTTTAACCAGGAAGATACCCTATGGTTGTTAGAAAAGAACAGTCGAACAAAGTAGTAGATCCAATACACAATGAAAGGAAAGGATAAACAAATGAGGGGAATAAAATAAATGGATAGGTCTTTAATCATAATAGAACAAAGGTATATATAATAATTAACATTACCAAATTTTTTTTCATACATTGGGGACAGATCCTTTATAAAAAAATATAAAGCAGGTTGGAGTATACACTCCAAAGGGTGTTTCTCCCCCAGCCCGACTAAATGATCCCTTACTGTCAATACAAAGATACAAATTATATTTGAGACCATCGAAGAATAGGGTTAATTTCTTTTTGATCATTATAGGAAGTTATCAACATGACAAAATGACCCCCTCACTACTATGGTACACCCCCCTACTAGGGGTATATTGGTTTTCTACCCCCTCCCCCCTCCGTATCCCCCCCATATATGACAGATTGACAGGGTCAAAAGGGGGGTCAATCCCTTATGTAACATATTCGTAAAAAATTTCTGGAAAAATTTTTCTAAAAAAATTGGATCCTATCTTCATTCGTATTATAGGGTGAATTATATTTATCAATATGGAGAAAGGTTTGAGATGGTTTGCAAGGAGAGTAAGAGATTTAGAACTAATGGATCATCTTACAGAAATTGTAGATGAAGGTTTTGACTATGAGGACCCCTGTGATTACGTTGGGATGAAAGATCAATATATTGATGAAATAGCTCATGGGTCAACTATTACTTTCATAAATTCTTATAATGAGTTAGGTAATTTGAGTGACTCAGGTGTGTTTGCAATTTACAAATTTATTAGGTCAGAATTTCTTAACTCCATTTCAGAACATTATGATATGCATGTTGAGGACTGTGATTAATCCTTCAATAAAGAAATTTTTTTATTTACAGTATATTTATTACTAAAGAATACTATTATGAAAAGAATTATAAGATTAACCGAATCGAACCTTATTAGTATTGTAAGAAAAGTTATTAATGAAACTAATAGAATTGATGAAACATCACTTATTAATAGACTTCAATATCGTAAAGAAATAAAACAAGCAAACGAGTTAGGTGGATGTTCTTGTGTTGTTAAAACAATTGTGAGTGGAATTGTTGTAAAACCATGTTCAGAACTTACACGAACTGAAGAAGATAATATTATCTATTACACAAAAGATTGCGATACATGGGATGGAATGTATTAGATAAGATATTTATAATAAAAAAATATTATGGACAAATATAGATTTAAACAATTACTGTAATCAACAATGGGAAATGTTAAACCGTTGATTATGGAAAACCCTACTGGTAGTACTCAAACAATCAGTAAGATGTTACAAGGAAAAAAATTTCGTGGTTTAACCAAAAGTGTAACAGGATTTGGTGATGTTTATTACGAACTTTGGGGACAGTCTAAAGGAAGATTATTTTATGTTAAATTTATTTTACTCCCCGATGGATTGGTTGAGACAACAGTTGGATCAGAGGACCCGACGTACTTTGACATGGTTGAGGCCGTGTATAATTCTTTAGACGGTTTTGAGAAAATTGGGTTTGATAAAAGTGACACCGAAGCGGTAAAAGGTAAAATAAAGACAAAGTTTGACAAAGAACAGGTTGCTCAACTATTTCACGCATTGGAGAAATCATATAATAAAGTGTCCTAACAACAATTCAAATAAAATAATTATGAAAAAATATCTTTGTTTATTTGTAAAGAAGATTACATTCGGTAAGATTTGTCTCGGATGGTGTAATCTTTAATATACTAACCCCTTTTTCAACGGAAGGGGTTTTTTATTTCTATAAAACACGACCCCCATTTTAAATAAAACCCAAATACTCAAAAAAAAATTTTTGGAAAAATTTTCCATATTATAGATTAGTATATTTATTAATATGAAAAGAACAATAGAACTTACAGAATCTCAATTAACCAAGTTGATTCAAAACATTATTAAAGAAAATTTATACGATAATGATTTATACTCACAGATCATGAGTACTCTAAGTAACTCGACATCTTCCAACGAAGAGAAAATTGATATGCTTAGAATTATCATAGATGAAATGGAATCAGCAAATCAAATAAGACAAAATATGAGATCACGTTCTAGACGTAGAATGGATGAGACAAAAGATAATAACAAAGAATCCGATCTTATTCAAATTTATAATTTATACAAGGAGGGAAAAATCAGTAAAAAACATTTCTACGACTTTTTAGAAATTACTGATAGAAAAGAACAAGATGAATTAAGGCGGTACATTGAAAATAAAAAGAACTAATATAACCTGACAACTCCTCCAACTAAAGAGGGGTTTTTTATTTAGAATGATTTTTTTTATTTTTCAATATATTTATTTAAAAAATAAAAAAAAATTATGAAAAAAATTATAAGATTAACAGAAAACGATTTGGCTCGTATTGTTAGACGAGTTTTATCAGAAGCAGTTTCAGGATCTGGAACTTATGAAGACCCTTATTTGATGAAAGTTTTTCAATCAGAAATAGACAAAGAAGATAACACAAGAAGTCATAATATTAATGTTTATGATCTCAGTGTAAAGGACGAAGACGTAGAATTCTTTTATTTTTTTGCAGGTAAAAACAAACTTGAAAGTGGATCGTTTCACTGTGACAGAAATTATGTCACGTTATTTAGTCAACAATATTTCTTGACTGATGAAGCGTCAGCTATATTTCAGAAAAAATGTGATGCTTACGCATCTACTGGATCTAAACAATCAAACATGACCGAATCAAGAAGATACAAAAGAAGATTTTAAAAAAAACTGAAGTATAATTAATGACCCCATCTTTTAAGGTGGGGTTTTTTATTTGACAATTAGTTTTATTGTTTTTAAATTTCTAAGAACAAAATATATTCATGAAATACACTCTTAATGTTTATGGTTGGGAAGCCGAGTTTGTTTGTAAATCACTAACTCATGAGCAAACAAAAATCATCGATGATTTGAAACAAAAAGATGACTCAGATTACTCGCAAATCAGGTGGGATATTGATACCCACATTGAGGACTTTGATATGTATGACGGGGATCTTTTACATATGAGCAAACCCTTAAATAACGGTACCGTTCATTTTGAGTTGTATAACGAAAATAATGAAATGGTTTTGGAATTTACAATTGATGATATTTTATATCCCTCTGATGACAAGGAGTACTTAATTGAAACCTCATCTAAACATAATGTTTATTTCTCTGTTGATGAATCAAAAGGGGGCATTCATTCTTATGAGATTGATAGCGATTCTAAAATCTATCCTTTTGATTTTACTTGGTCTGAGGGATTAATTCTTCTTCCCTCAGGTGAGTTTTGGTCTTTTATTGATACCTTTTATTTCAGAGGGGATGAAATGGAAGTATATGATCATTTGGATAACTACGGCAAGAGTTCTTCTTTGAGTATTTTTAAACATTCTATATAGTTTTCTTACTTTTGTTCTGGGGGCATAAACCGTTTGACCGACTTCGTCGGAATTTTCGACCGACCGAACCCTTCGGGTTTTTTTTGTTTTATTTAATATCTTACTTAAGTTGTCATCTCAGATAAACGGGTCCACCTTTTTTTGTTTTTTTTATATTTATTTAAAAAATAATTTATTGTGAAAATTATTATTTCTGAAAATCAAAAATATGTTATTAGACGCATACAACAATTTATAGAAATTGTTGAAGATCAGATTGAAGGGTATGAACTAAACACAGACGATCCTTGGTGGTGTAGATCTTATGATCCAGATACTTTTTTGGAAAATGTCAGAGGTAGATCAATTGAAATATTTGTTGATAAAAATTGGGATTTTTTTAATGATAACACAACTAATGGAGGATCCAAAATAGATCTATCTCTTTTATATCAAATTTTTCACTCAGAATATGGAAATGAAATCAGAAATCTTTTTGTCCGTAAATGTAATCATCAACGTTATTGGTAAAATTGATTTTCTTATTTAAACTAAATTGATTTGTTTTTTTATTTTTCTTATCATTATGATATGGAAAATGAAATAGAAGATTTGAAACATCGTATCAGAATGATTGAGGATGACTTAAAAGTTATACAAGATTTTATTGAATCAAATAATTTAAAAAACTTTTTTTTAAAACCATCAAGTACTTCTGATACCTGTATCACTAATTTTAGTAACATTGAAATTGCTTGTGATCTAACGTCTGATGAATCACTATCTTGGAAACCATTCAATTTAAAATAACTTTGAGAACACTCTCTATATATCTCTCTTTTTTTGTAACGATACTTCTTGTTATCTTATACGTTCCTCCATTTGTTTTGTATCTTTTAGGCTGTTTTCAACTTGGTTCTTGGATCGTAGGTTATTTTTTTGATAAACTACACGAAGATGATGAATAAGTTTTTCTAAGTACGATTTTTTTTATTTTACAATATATTTATTAAAAAAAAATAAAAAAAATTATGAAAAAAATTATAAGATTAACCGAAAACGATTTGGCTCGTATCGTTAGACGAGTTATAAGAGAAAATGAAGAAAATAAATTTATTGGTGAAACAATAAATCTTTACAGAAACAAAAAAGAAATGCAAACAGATTTTGCATATAAAGTAAAAATTGCAAGTGTCAACGTTAATGGAAATGATATTACAGTAGATTTAGAGGGTGGCAGTAAATTAACTTTGAAATGTACAGATTCGACAGGAGCACTTTCGTTCGGTTCTCAAATGATGTATAATCAAGATTTGTACAGAGATCTTAAAGAAACCTATTGTATGCGAAAAAGAGAGAGAGATCGCAAAAAAGAGTTTAAAACTGTACCTAAAGCAACTTATGCCTATACTGGAGGTCAAATGGGTAATATGGGTTAATTTTTTGTACATAAAATGTAAAACCTTACCCTAATTGGTGGGGTTTTTTGTTTTACCAAAGTATTTATTAATAAATTAATTATGGATAAAAAAAGATTTAATCAATTACTTGAATCTAAAGTTGGAAATGTCAAACCACTTATTAGTGAATCTTTACCCCCACTAAGTAATTTTCCTATTCAAGGAGGAAGATACAATATTGGTTATGATGATGATTGGGATAATTTTAGTAATCCCATGGGAACTGCAAATAGCGACTTCTCAACTAAACCAACTTATGCTGGTTCAGGAGGTCATTTAAAGGGACATATTGGAATTGATATTTTTGGACAAAGGGGTACACCAATACTAGCCCCTGTTAATGGAAGAGTAAAATATGCTGGTAATGGACTAACGGTAATAATAGAGGATCCTGAAACAGGTTATTCTCATTGGTTAGGGCACTTAGATTCAAGAACTGTAGACGAAGGTGTCTTTGTTTTTGCAGGACAACAAGTAGGAACCTTGGGTGATTCTGGAAACGCTAAAGGTACTGCACCTCATTTACATTATAATATATACAAAACTAATCAAGGTTTTTATTCAGGAGAAGATCCTTTGGATATCCTTAAATCTGCAATAAACAAAACTGCAAAAAAACCAGAGGAGGTCGAATATAAAGATCTTGGTCCAAATTTTAAAAAATCATTTTTGAAATTGTTTGACGATGAAGAAAAAACGGAAGAAGGAAATGTGAAAGCTGATGATGAAGTAGACCTATGGGACAAGATGAAAACCGCAGGAAAAGTATTTTTTAACAAACTCAAAGATATATTTGATTAAAAAAAAACTAAATTTTAAAACCCCATCTTTTAAGGTGGGGTTTTTTGTTTTAAAGTATTTATTAATATGAAAATTATTGTTTCTGAAAGACAATATAACCATGCTTTCTTAAGAAGAAGATTTTACGAAATATTGAATGAAGCGTTACTCATGATTGCAGATGACGGTGCTTTTTATGGTGACATTGACTTTTGTTGGGAATATCCCACGTTTTATAGTTTTATGGAAGATATGGTTGCTGAAATAACGCGTCATTATGACTTTAATTATGGACACGACATAGCTGAATTTATCTATGGTGATATTGGAGTTAAAAACTTTATTAAACTGTTACTTGATGAACACGGTAATGAAATTAAGGAATTCTATGATCTAAAAACAAAAGATTGTTAACATGAAAATTATTATTTCTGAAAGTCAATTTGATAATGTTTTGAAAAAATACGAAAGAGTTTTAAATAATTTAAAATTTTATGGTGTTAAGAAAATAACATTGGACTATAGAGATCCAGAAGCTATTGAGGTGAATATTTTTTATGATATAAAATTAGCAATAGAACTCGGACAAGATTTCAATACAGTTCAGTGGAAAACGAATAGAAACATTTTCAATGTTGTAGAAAAAATAAATTTAGGACCAAAGTATTTGTACTATCTACACTATGAGTAATCATTTCTTTTTTTAAGTATTTATATAGTATGAGCCAAGGATTTATAAAAAATAATATAGTTCGAAGAGTTATTGATCAAATAACATCAAATAGAATATTATTTGAAGACAAACTTTCTGATTTACAAAAACAATATGATGACGATTACTTCGATACGATAGATTACATTTATAACCAAGACCCATCAAAATCAAAAAAATATTTCAAATGGATTTTCGAAACTTGGTTGAAAAATTTGGGAAAAATTGATTACGAAGATTTAATTACTATGGTGTCATATTTTGATAAAAATCCTCATAAGTTTGAAAAAAAAGATCTATATCAATATGATTATGATGAGTTTTTAAAAAAGTATAATGAAGCTATTTTGAAATTATCAAAAAGAGAAATAGTTTCTTCTGGTGTTGAAAAATTATATGAAGATGATAGGTATGTCTTAGTTAGACCAAAAACAAGTGAGGCGTCTTGTAAATACGGTGCAAATACGAAATGGTGTATTTCATCAAGAACAAATAATTATTTTAACAATTATAGTTCTGAAAACTTGTTTTTTTTTATAATTGATAAAATACAAGAGCCAATTCCAAATAAAAAAAAATCGCCTAATTATTTCAAAGTTGTTATTCAATACCATCCTGATCAACCGTTTTTTAATGTAAATGATATTTCACCTGAGTATAAAAATTATTATCTCTCAAAAGCATTAACAGGTAAATTCACTTCTTGGAACGCTATTGACAATGAAATTGAATTGAAAACTGTCAAAAAATATATCCCACAAGATTTGTTAAAAAAATTTTTAGAATTAATTAAAAATTATACCTACAATTTATACACAAATTATTACGAAAAACAACTTTCTTATTTTCAGTCATTTAATTTTGAAGAATATCAAAACCTTAAATCGGAAGTAAACCTACTATATGGTACAGTAAGACGTAAAACTCGAAAATACTCTCAAGACAAACATGTTAAATTTGTTAATGATGTTCAAGACGCTTATGATACCTTTGTTATTATTTTAAATCGGTGGAATCTTCCTACCAGAAGTTTAGAAGAATTTTTGGAATTTAAAGGGATTAAAGAAAAATTTATGGAAGATCTTAAAATAGAAAAAAAACTAAAAAATGATTTGAATCATTCTCAACAATTATTTGAAACCAAAGATAAACAATTAGAAGATATGGAAACTAAATTAGAATTTATAAAAAAAGAAATTAATTTTAAAAATATTTAAAAATAATGAAACAATACTTACTTTTGACTGAATCCCATTCAAATCAAATAAAAATTTTGACATGAAATTTTACACAAAGGATAAAATTTGATGTTTTTTACAATTAACTTATATTTATAATAAAAAAAAATGAAAAAAATAGTGAGATTAACTGAATCAGATTTAACTAACTTAGTTAGAAGAATTATTTCAGAAAAAAAAGGTAAAAAATCCAAAGAAAATGATGAAGATGACGTTATGTCTATTTTAGATCAATGTATAGAAGATATAGATAAGGAAGATTTTGATGACGCTGAAGAGTGGGTTGAAGAAGTTTTTAGTGTTTGTATGGATGAAATGGGTGAAGACATGTCTGAAGAAGAATTAGAAGAGTTTAAAGATGAATATTACGATTATGTAATGGGTTGTTGGGATGATTATTCTGACGACGATGATTATTCTGACGATGACGACGATGATTATTCTGACGATGATGATGATTATTCTGACGATGATGATGATTATTCTGACGATGATGATGATTATTCTGACGATGATGATGATTATTCTGACGATGATGATGATTATTCTGACGATGACGACGATGATGAAGATTTTTCTGATGACGAAGATGATGAAGATTTTTCTGATGACGAAGATGATGAAGATTTTTCTGATGACGACGATGATGAAGATTTTTCTGATGACGACGATGATGAAGATTTTGGAACTATGAGAGGTCGTTTTTTTGATAAAGACGACGACGACGAATTTTAATTAAAATGACAAACGAACAAAAAGCGCAGAAATACAATCAATTGATGTATGAATTTACAAAAATTGAAAATAAAATTTCTCAAATTAAAGGGGAGTCAATAAATTTAAACGATCGCCAATTAGAGGAAATTAAAAAACTACAAAATCAATTAAGATTTTTAACAGAACAATCTTATAGATTATAATGTTTGTCAAATTTTATTAGCCCACCTGAAAACGGTGGGTTTTTTATTTGAATCAATTTGATATAAAAATATTTTTAAAAAAATGTAAAAGACCTTGATTAATGTATTTATATTTGTTAACTTTTCTTAACAAACATAAACTATTAAAATCTAATAAGAAAAAAATGAAAAATTTATTTTTTGTTGGTCTTTTTACACTTTTGATTACGTCTTGTGGTGGAGAACAAAAAAGCGAAACCTCTAATTCAGCAACTAACAATGTTGAAGTTCAGGACTCTACTCCAAATTCTAGCGAAACTGTGAAACCTGACACAACTGTCGCTGTTAACTAAAATGATTTATATTTTGTGAAAATTATTTATACCCCTCACCTTGAGGGGTTTTTTATTTTTATTGGTATTTATAAAATATGAAAAAACTAATTATAACTATTATTACTATGACCATGTTAGTTGGTTGTAATACAGAAACCAAAAAAGAAAAAATTGAAGGTATTGAGTCAAATAAAATTGTTAAGATACATAGTGGATCTTTTGCATTTTGTGGTGCATCAGGTGCAGTACCTACAGGTCGTAAAATTATAGTACAAGGAAAGGAGTATGATGAAGGTTGTGCAATTTGTCCTGTATTACATGGACCATCAATTTCCAATTTAGTAATGGAAGGGTTGAGCCAAAGTTTTGGTAAATTTAATGTTAATCAAAATTTCGAAACACCTGATGGTACTAGTCAGACCGTATGGTCTTTGTTTTGGTATTACGATTCAACAACTACAATACCACAGTTTAACCCATCAACTAAACAATGGGAACTTATGAAACCCATCAACAGATCATTTATAATAAACACAGATGACCCAAATACAAGTGAAAGTAATATGTTTGCAATGCCGGGTATTATATTTGACACAACATCAAATGGAATTGTTCTTGCAAAAGTTTACGGCCCACTAAATGAGGCTGCAGTACCTTTACGAAAATCAATACCTGTTAAAAATGGAATGACCTCTGTTACTGCCGCTAAGTTAGGTTTTCCTTATCCTGTTGGAACGCCAATTCCAATTATTAACTTAAGTAAAAAACTTCAAAAAAAGACAAATAATTAAATACATGAAAATTATTATTAATGAGTCACAATTCCATTTGATCAGAAGGGTTAATATGATAGAAGACCTTTTTAAAAAATATGTTGACGACGATGAATTTATTTATAGAGTTTTGGATACTGGACCTGGAGCTTTTGGTACCAATAAAGTACATTTGGATGAGTTTATACCAACAATATCATATACAATTGCACAATTGATCGCAAAAAATGACATGGAGCCAAGGGATGATGAAGACAACGATAACTTTGTAACATTTAGGAATCAGTTACAAAGGTTTATTCAGACAAATTATTATGATTATTTGAAAAAAAGATACAAGGAAACTTTAAATTGATATGAATTATTTAATAACAGAATCTCAATTTAGTCAAACAATAATTAAATTTTGTGAAATGTCATTTCGCGAAATTCAAGAATCTTGTGACGAACCTTTAGAGGATATACCAAGTTACTTAAATTTAGAATCTTGTTTTGTTTGCGGATTAGTAGAAAAATTGGAATTTTCGAATGTATTGAAAACTGACTCGACATCATTTCGATCATATCCACCAAAAAAAAGTAGTTTGTTTTTAATTGATTGTAAAATATATTATTGGTCTTTGAATTATCATGGTGAAGAATTTTTTGAAAGTATGATCTACGACATTCGACAAAGTATCAAAAGAAGATTCAGATTAGATGTCTCAATAAACGTAATTGATACAGTTAATAAGAACTCAGACCCTCAGTGGTAATTTTTGTACTTTATTTTTTATAAAAAAAAACATATATTTTTATTAAAAAATATGAATTCACAATCTTTAGTTTTTGGTATACTTATTACCTTTGGAATTGTTTTAACCACTTTCATTATTTTTTGTTCATTTGAAATTCAAAAGTTAAGTAAAAAATTAATTAACTTTGAAAAAGATCTTGAGCTAAAACAAAAACAAACTCGAAGAATTTTAGAAGAAATATCTAAAGACATAACCATGGTTGAAAGGACTATAATGCAAAGAATTGACAAGACCAATAAACACATTGATGAAGAAGTACATCAGATTCATTTACACGAAAATGAATTACAAAAAGAAATAGAACAGGTAAAATCATACACCGAGAAAAAATTGGATAAGATTGTGATCACGGGAACTTTTCCGACCTCAAAACCTAAAAATAAAAAAATGTAATTTGAGACCCACAACAAGTGGGTTTTTTTTATTTAGAATATATTTATATAAAAAAAAATTATGACAAAAATTATAAGATTAACAGAATCAGACCTTTACAGAATTGTCAAAAAAACTATCATGGAGGTTAAAGAGAAAGAAAAAGAAAAAGAAAAGACACAAAAAGAAGAACCAAAAAAATCTGGACCAAAAAACATTATAATTGGAGATTCTCAATGTGCTTGGATTGCTAAAAAAAGTTCTAAATTCAACCTCATGTCTGAAAAGGGTAGTATGGGATCGTTATGGTCGCCAGGAAAAGGTTTGTCTTGGTTAAAAAATGCGGTTGAATCTCATAGAGGATCTTCTGTGATAAAAAATATTGCAATCTCAATTGGTACCAATGGAGGATTTAACAAAAATGATGATGTCAAAGGTTTAGTTTCATTATTGAGAGAAAAATTTCCAAATGCAAAATTGTTTGTTGTTCAAGGCTCATGGGGATGGGGATCTAATAAAAATATTACAGAGAAAGAAGTTGAAAATTACTACTCAATGTTTTCCTCACAACGTGTGAAAGTAATCAATCCTCCAATAGGTAAAAATGAACCTCATCAAAATTTACCTAGTTATTCATCAATTGGAAAAAATTTAGATAATCAACCATTAAACGAAAATTACAGGTCAATATATGAATCTAATTTCATTTCTAAAAAAAAAGCGAAATAATATCGGTTTTCAGAGAGATAAAAGATCTTCTAACTGATTATGGTTATACGGACGAGGACTTAAAAGGATTAACCAATGACGAAATTTTGGAAATACTTGAGGAGGTAATGTATGAAGTTAAAAATTTGAAACAAAAGAAATATATGAACTTTCTTCACAACCAAGCTTTGGAATTGATTTAAGTTCAAAAAATAAAATTATTCAGATATTTATAATATAAAATTATGAAAAGAATCATAAGATTAACAGAATCTGATTTAACTCGTCTTGTAAGACGGATTGTAAAAGAAAATGAAGAAAATTGGATTAGTCAATCGGAAGATTTAGGATCAGAATCCGATTTTACGTCTATGAACCTCAAACAAGACAAAAGATTTAGAAGATTAGTGTCTTTTTTCAAGAATCATCCTGAAATTGCAATGGATATTAAAAAATCTTTAGAAAGAAGTGTAAACGAAAATTACAAATACTACGATTATAGTGGAGCTCCAAAAAAAGAAATAACAAAAAAACACTTTTTAAAAAGAAAACTTGCAACATATGGACTTGCAACAATTGTAAGTGCTATAGTTGGATCCACAATAGGTGTCATGGCTGGCGAAGAAGTACTTGAAGCGGCACTTGTTGCTGCTGGTATGGGAGGTCCATTATTTGGGGCTTTATCATCTGAAGTAGGTAGAGAAAAAGTGACAGATGAACCCCCTGTAGACAATGATGAAACTGAAGATATAGAAGAACCACTGAGTGAACGATGGTCACAAAAATACAAAAAATCAATTGATTGTAATAATCCAAAAGGTTTCTCCCAAAGAGCTCATTGTCAAGGAAGAAAAAAATAAAATTATCATTTTTAGATCAAATATAAACCCCTTTTACAAGAGGGGTTTTTTATTATATTAATTCTTTATATTTATAATATAGAAATGGACTTGATACAAAATTATATTTTTTACTATTTGAAATATGCTAAAATAACAGAATTACTTATTATACGTAATTATAGTGGTAGCGGGTTGTACTATAGTAGTAGAGAGGAAAAGAGAAGAGAAGCAGAAGACACTTATATTAGATATCGTGATTCCGAAGGTAATCAACATGGATCTTGGGGGGGCGACCCTAGAATTTCGTCCGCCCTTGTCAAACAAATTGATAAATTAATTGAGAATTATTTTGATGAAATTTACTATACCGTAGACACTGATTTAGACGAATATTGGGAGTTAAGAGTTGACATATCGGTTCCATTAAAAACAATAACATTTGGTGCGTCTCATAAAGTTGTAAAAGAAAACAAAGAAGTAAAATCAGAAGAAAATATATTTAATTTAAATTCAGATCTAAGAAAGAATATTCATGGATTACAAAATTATTATGGAGGTAAATACAAATTGTCATTTGACGGCAGGTGGGACGAAACAGATATCGAATTTGAAGACGATTATAGATCATATCGATTAAAAGAACCATACCTTACTTATGCTTATGAAGTTGTTGATTCAACTATGGATTTTTTTGTTGAGACTTATTGGAATGAATCACAGGGTGCTTATGGAGAAATTATTGTTTGGGGTGACGACATGTATTTAAGTTACATAACAAGAGAAGAAGATTGGGAAGATACTGGATATCAAAAAGTTTTAAATTTTAATTCAGAATCAAACTCAATAAATGAAAATGATCAAGAAAAATACAAATCAACATATGAATTATCAGAAGAGCAAGAAGTAGTAATCGATAAATTAAAAAAATTGGTCAAAAGAAAATACCCTTTTGTTTTAGATTTTTACTTAACAGATTTGACCAAATATTTTGGCAAAGATACTTTAAATACAGTTGTTGTTGTAGATTTAGAAAAGGTAAAAGAATACTTCAACACGGATTTTCATGAGACATACTACAATTATCCTTACTTATTTGATTCATTACACAATAAAGATTTAATGATGTTTTTATTTACACCTTTCAATTTTGACGATCAAAAAAAATTAGTCGATTTCAACGAACAATTTGAATTTTATTTCAACAAATTAATTTTAAATTTACCAGAAAGATTAAGAATTCCAAATATCAGAATATCTTCATTTATTTACAAATTCGACTCTTCAAAATATTATGATGAAAGGGAATGGTTTTTTAAAAATCATGGATTTTACCCCACCAAATAATTTTTTGAAAGTTTCAAATATTTATAAAAAAAATAAAATAAAAAAATGAGTAAATTTTTAATTAGTGAATCAGAAAAATCAAGAATATTGAACATGCATAAAAATGCCACTAAACGTCAATATTTGTCCGAACAAAGCTGGAAGTGGAAACAAGGTGATCCTACTCCTGAAAAATTAGACCCAAATACAATCAACACAACTGTAACTTTAGAATATACTGCGTTAACCACACCGGTAAAAGAGAATGACAAAACATTTAATTTTGATGGATCGAAATTAAATGTAGATATAAAAGGAATTCCTAATTTATCCGCAGGAACTTTTGTTTATGAGTTTACACTAGCGGGTAGAGGGATGAAACAATTTGGTCCGATTACAAACGCTACTGTTAATGGTGATGTATTGTCATTCAGTATTCCTCTTAAGAGAGGAGATCTTTCTTTGGATTACATAAATAACGAGCTTATTTTAGATTCTAAAAATAAAAGGCAAGTTAATTATGTTTTATCAGTAGGCGTACTCCCAAGCTACTACGATACAAAACAACTTAGACAGACAAGTGGTATGGCTAATGTAGTCGCAAATCAAGTACAAGGATCAAACCCAACACCACAAGTCGCTCAACAACCTCAAAGTGTAGCAACCCCAACAACAAAATCTTAATTAAGATAATCATATTTATAAAGAATCCTCAATATCTAATATTGAGGATTTTTTTTTACATCTTATATATTTATTAAATAAAGTAATTTATGCGAAATTTTTTGTTAGAAACTGAATTAAAAAAAATGAAAATGCTTATGGGTTACGACCCACAAGAAACCCTCACAGAAAATGAAATTCCATCATTAGATAAAGTTGGAAATACCTGGACGGGTACGTTGGATATGACTAACGCATCGGCATTTGGGAAATTTAAAAATGAAGGATCTTTTTCCGAGGCAGGAAAAATAGTTTATATCGAAGCGGCATCTTCAGCCATTGGTTACGAGGGTATCACAGTTTCGACACCAAAACAAGAAAATTCAAATAAAGAAGATACGGAAACTAAAGTGCCGGTATCAATTGATATTGATGTAGATGCGACTGAACCTTTTGAGTTCGATTCACTTAATTTAGTTTCTGGTGGAACTGAAGCAATTACAAAGTTTGCAAATGAAATTTTAACAGGAGTTGAGGAAGATTATGGACCTGATGTTAAAGAAAAATATTATACTTGGTTAAAATCAAAACCGATTACAATTAGGGCGTATTCCTCAATTGACGCATCTTCTAATTTTCCTGACGGTGGTACAGTTGCTGAGTGTGCTCAATATGGGACAGGAAAAGGACCAAGAAAAACTTATAATAAATGTTTATCACAAAAAAGAGCCGAAGTTATTGTTTCTGAACTAAAAAAGAAAGGTGGTATACTTGCAGAGTTAACCTATGATCCTGTTGGTATGGGCGAAACAAACAAATTTAGTAAAATTGTTTGGGCCGATGGGAATAAAACTTTCGGACCAAAACCTAGTAAAAGCGAAGATCAAAAAAATCCTAACGGAACTGATAAAACACAACCTGACAGAAGATTTGAAATAATTGTACCTACTTTTACATTGTCTGACCCTCAACCAAATCCCGACGACGATAAATCAAACAACTCCAATATTAGTTCTGTAGGAAAAAGACCTATGTGTTACAAATGGGCGGTAGTTTTAGGTATTGCCACCGAAGAAAATATTGCATATGGAAAAGAAAAAGAAGGACGAAACGGAATGTTGGTAGATGATAGAAATCAACCAATAATGGTAAATTTAAAAACTCAAGCCCCTCAATCATTAATGAGCCAAAAAGGAATTTGTTGGGATTCTGAAGTTATGGGTTGTGACAGTCAAAAAGGAAATTTTATTTGGTGTAAAAATCAATGGCCTTTAGTTTGGGACCTTAGTAGTGACTTAGGAATAACTGGCGATTACAAAATTCCTTGTAGAAAAGAAGCGGGAGGGGCAAGAATGTTTTTTGATGGTAAAGTTTTAGAAGATAAACTAGGTGAAGATTATCCAAAATATTTTTACTTTGATACAGACGACAAAAATCCCGAGGTTACAATATCAACTTCAGGTATAGAATTGAACTTTGAAAAACAAAATATATATTTTGGTCCATGGATTACACCTCAAAAAAATTTAGATCAAACAAATTCTGTATTTAAAATAACCCCTTATAAATTTAAAGTTTCAAATGTTGGTACTGGAGGCGAAAACAACGATATTCAAATAGTTGGATTGAGTAAAATTTCATTTTCACTAAGTAAAAACCCAAATCTATAAAAAAAATTAAAATTTTTTTTTGTAACGTTTGAAAAAAAAAGTATATTTGTAGTATGAAAACTTTGATACTTACAATTCTTTTACCTTTTACTTTTTTATCTCAAGTAATCGATTATAATAATTTTGACTCTAAACGGGCTGAAGTTGTTTTATTTGAAACTTTACAACATTTTAGAGATACTATACAATACACTGGTGGTGGAAAACTTCAAAAAGAATGTTATTCCGGTGTTAAAGATTATAAAACATCTATGAAATGGGTATGGTCTGATGATGTTTACAAACTTTTTAGTAAACCAAATTGTGAAAAAATTGTCAAAGAAAATCGTTTATATCACAACGACGTTAAAGATTTTTTCAAAAGTGAAAAGTGTCAACAATTATTCATTCCAATAGTTTGGAAAAACTATAAAGGCAATTATCCATTTACCCCCCACGTTGCTTATTCTGAAAATGGAGTAATGAGTACTGTTGAATATAAAACGTATCAAGAAATGGCCAACGATATGATCAAAATTTGGGAAAGCTCAATTATGCATAAAGGAACTCAAAGACGGTTTTTTTCCGACGAAATTGTTAAGTTGTTTGGTAAAGATTTATATACACAAGTCGCTTGTTGTGTTAGATATTCAAACGGATCTTTTTGGGCTTTTGTAAATATTGTATACGCCACTTAATTTTATTGATTATATTGATATTTATAAATAAAAAACTTATGAATACAAGAAGTCAATCAAAAATAAGACAAACTCAACAATTAAATTTGTTGTCAGAACAAAGATATTTTGCAAATAAATCTCTTGTTAAAGAAGATGTCTCAAGATGTTTCAAAGATACAGGAATTGATTTAGAAAAATGTCCATCATGTAAAGCGTCCCCTGTACCTGGTCAAACTCCTGATTTAGCGAAATGTATGCAAGAATTAAAAAATCAACAAATTGACACAACTAAAGTTACTTCTATTGTGGCTTGTATAACAAAAGAATTAGGTATCGGTATGGATAATATACAATTACCAAACATAAATATTGGAACATTTCCTGGAATTGCAGGAGGTAACTTTTAAAGTTCGAACTAATATTTAAAAACCCTTGAAGATAATTTCAAGGGTTTTTCTTTGCCATTATATTTATTATTATGAAACTCAAATTAACTAAGGATCAATACAATAATTTGTTTGAACAAAATACATCTTTAGACATACCTATTGTTGGAAAATTAGATGTTTCTAAAATTCCTTTGGTCGGAGATATGATAGCGCCAAAGGAGTTTAAAAAAAAGTTTAAAAAAATATCTCAAAATACTATTTTAGAAGAAAGGTATCAATTAAAAATTTATAGAAGAGAAGAAAATAACACTTACCCTAAGGAAATATGTGTGGTATTCAATGGATTTTTGAACGTTGGGGTCGACTACTCAACATTACCTTCAGGATTATTAGATCTAAGAACAGTTGTAATTTCTGAATATAATAATAAATTCGAGGACGTAAAATCACAATTAGAATTATTAACAAAAGATAAGACCTCTACTTTATACAATCAAAAAATTAAAATTACTTCTATTATTGGATTTTCTTTGGGTGGGAGAATACCGACCAAATATATAAATCGAGGATATTTTATAGGTTTGATTGATCCTTACTTAGATAAAGAATCATTAGGTAGATCTTTGGTGAATGATTTATCAAATGTTAGAATGATTTATGGAAATGATCTTTTTTGGAATTCATTGGCTCAATCACACGTTTATGACAATATTAAAAAATTGGCAAGAAAAATGGAAGATAAAGCAAAGTTTGTTAATAAATTTCACACCGAAATTCCAAAAATATTTTTCGAAAAATACTACAAATTAATGTAATTTTAATATAATGAAACTCCCAAAAAAATTTGTTAATCATTTACTGTCACTGTATCAAGATATGGGTTATGACCAAGGATCTGCAAAAGAAGAACTCAAGAGTTTAGTTGACTTAATGAATTCCTTTCCTAAAGAAATACTATTATATCGTATCATACATTTAGAAAATAAAAAAATTTTAGACACAAAAAAATTGGGAAGTCATTACTCTTATGATAAAGAGAATTTATTAAATTCTCATTACGGTAGATCTAGTGTTTCTTTTTTAAATCAGGACGGTCAAACAGTTTTAGTTACCGTAAAGGTTGATAAAAAACAAATAGATTTAGTTGAGACATTATCAAATAACATACTTTATCCACACGAGATGGAAATTACTCTGAAAGATTATGGCCATAGAGTTACTATTCTTGACATCGAAAATATTTAACTTTTTGTAGTAAGCAGATATTTATAAAAATAATAAAAATAAAAAATTCATCAAAAATGAGCAAATACCTAAAATTAACAGAATCCGAATTAATAAACTTAATTCAAAATATAATTAAAGAAGAGGAAGAAATGACCTCTGATGTTGAACAAATTTTCCAAGAAAAAGGAGTTACTTTACCAGAAGCTTGTAAAACTAAAGTGGACCAATCTACAGGACAGGAAACTTCTAACTTAAAAGCTTGTTTTGATGAATTTACAAAACAAAATGAAAAAATTATGGGGATTGCAACTGCGCTACAATCTATGATGGCAAGTAAAGGAATTCAAACAGAATCAAGACGACGAGTATATAATAGAAGATATGGAAGATATTGATTCTGAACTATTTTATAAATAAAACCCTCATCAGAGGGTTTTTTTGTTTTTATACTATTTATCAATATGAAAATAATTATCACTGAAAGTCAAAGACACAAGATGTACCAAAGATTACGTAGAATCTCTGAGTTAAAAGAAAGTATTGAGTTTCAAACTGAAGTTCATGATCCATGTAACTTTGAAGACGGTGAAAATTATGCCGATTTTTGTATTGATGAAGCATTTTGTTTTTTTTATCGAGATCAAAATTGTAATGATGACTATGATGAAGATTATGATGAGGATGAAGATGAAGGGGATGAAGTACCAAAAAAATATGATATTTTTGATGATGAAGATTATCCTGAAAGAGAAGAATTATATAATTTATTGTACGAGGAATATTTTTTCAAAATAAAAGAAATGTGGGAAGAATATTCCATAAATTGTAAATAGATATATATTGTGGCCAAGGCAAAAAAAATAGGAAAAAAACCTAAAAACAAAGTTAATTTGAAAAAAAGGTTAAGAGTAATTAAAAAAAATGAAGACATGATTGAAATGTTGAATCTATCAGATAAAAAAAAATAACGGTGTAGTTATATTTTTTTGGATATTTATTGAATATGAATTATAATAACTTTAAATTGAATTTAAAAAAAATTTTGGTTAAAAACAACCAAATGGAAATTTTGCAATCCAAAAATTTAAATTATTCGTTGTATGATGATACAATTTTAAGAATTAAAAATCTTGCGTCAAATCTTGATAGTAACGACATAATCATCAAAGAATATTATAGAAGATTGGAAAGGGATTCAAAAAATATGTTGGACGGTCAAGTAAGAATTAATTTTTTAAAAAAAATAAATGAAATGAAAAAGGGATCAATCGATCCTTCGACAACAACACAGAATTTTATTAAAAAATACAATGACAAAATAAGTGACTTGGCAGAGCAAATAATAATAGAGGACGTAAAAAAAATAATTTTCAAAAAAGACGAGCTAAGTCAAAAATTATCAAAAAATATAAACAACATAGTTAAAAGGATAGATAACTTTATTATCAAAGAAGAAAATATCCAAAACAAAAAAAACGTCGTAAATTTAATTTATAATGTGATAGATAAAAAAATGAAAAAAGTGGTTCCTTATAATAAAATTGACCCAATATCAAATTGGGTAAACAAAAAAATTAAAAATTTTTGAAATGGAAAATAAAGAAAAAACAATTATCAAAGAAGAAATTAATTATATAAAATACTTATTCGAGTATCAAAAAGGTAAAGTTGTTTCTGAACAAATGACACCACCGTCGCCAACACCTCCACCAACAAGTCAAAATCAGGATATGAACGCAAAAAAACCTGAAGGTGTGACTGATGAGAAATCTCCACAAGAACTTATGAAAGATGCTAGTTATGAAATATGTTCTAAAAATGAAAACCAAGAAAGATGTCGAAGTTGTGGTGAAGTTGCAAAAAATTTAGAACTTGGAAAGTTAAGAGAAAAAGAAATTGAATCTTGTTTAGAATGTAAGAAAAAAACAGGCACTGATTACTTGAAGTGTGATGAGTTAAAAGGTCAGTTGTTAGCGGCATCAGGAAAATTAAGTACGGAAAAAAAGGGAGTTGAGACAAAGACATCCGCTTGGGTATTACTAGGATCAACTTTACTAACTTTATTCAAAGATATTAAATCAATGTTTACAAACGATTCAAATCAAGGACCAATGTAAAATGGTAAAAAAAAACATTAAAGATTTTTTTAAATACTTCATCATAAACATGATGAATAAATATGGTTCTTTTATGTGGATTGGTACTCATGTTGGTATGACACAAGTTGATTGGCATTGGGTTTTTGAAATGTTTCTTTGTGTGTTAGTAAATATTTTAATGGTTGTTGCAATCTATTTGGAATGGTCAAAAGAACACACCAATTAATTTATATACTCAATTGAAGAAGTAATAATTAAAGGTTTGTCTCTACCGATAACCTTCCAACCCAATTTTGTTATTATTTCCAATCCATCAGGAAAAATTTCAGAAGATTTTTCAATATCCGTTACAAAAATTGTAATACAAACTAAATGAGATTTTTTACTTCTTATAAAATCTAAACTTTTTACTTTTACGTAACAATTTTCCCCAAAATAAGTTGTCATCGTCAACTTCAAAGATTTGTTTATTATATTTTCTAAAAGTTTTTTCCTCATGAGATAAAAATATCTATTATTTCTTACAAAATAAACCTGACTATGCTAATTTATGTTCTAATCAACACAACCATATGGTTTATTTTTGGTATTTATTGAAAAATTACTTATGAAACACATTTTATTTCTATTATTACTTCCCTTTTTTGTATTCTCACAAAATTGTCCTTACATTGGACCTGATTTAACTTTACCTTGTGGAGTAAATCAAACAACATTAACTGCAGATCTTTCACAATGTGGTCCCAATGCCTTACCACAAGGAACTTCTAATTATGGAGTTACCAACATACCGTATGTTGCTCAAGTGAATAACGGAACGTTGGTTCAGTTGAGTGATGATGTTCAATCAGGAATATTTAATATCGGTTTTACTTTTTGTTTTTATGGTCAAACATTTACACAATTTAGAATTGGGTCCAATGGTTGGGTTTCATTAGGAGTTGGAGTTCAACCAGCAACATTTACATCAACACCAATTCCGAATGCGGGAGCAGGTGTGCCCAAAAATTGTATTATGGGCCCATGGCAAGATTGGAATCCTGGTATCGGGGGTCAAGTAAGGTACCAAGTACAAGGAGTTGCACCATGTCGTAAATTAGTTGTTAGTTGGATTGGAGTTCCAATGTATTCTTGTACTAATTTACAAGGAACTTTTCATATTATTCTATACGAATCTACCAACGTAATAGAAAATCACATCGCAAATAAACCAAATTGTCCACAATGGGCAGGAGGAACGGCAGTTCAAGGAATTCACAATCTTTTAGGAAATATTGCGGTGCCAGTTCTTGGTAGAAATTCAACTCAATGGACTACAGTCAACAATGCTTACCGATGGACCCCAAGTGGAGGACCAATTCAACCAACTTGGACTTGGTATCAAATTGGGAATCCAAATCCAATAGGAACAGGATTAAGTATTACGGTTACACCACCTATTGGAGGAGCTTATTATACCTGTCAACCTGTTTATCCTTCATGTAATGCTGGGTGGTCTTCTTGTAATTTAGGTGCGGGTCAAGGTCCTGATACTATTTTAGTCACACCAACTCCCAATTTACCTCCCCCAACAATTACGCCAACTGATCCTTTATGTAATAATGGTTGTGACGGAACTATTGTTGTTACCCCTATTGGTGGATTGGCTCCATATGTTATCAATTGGACTAATGGATCAAACACTCTAACACTAAATAACTTGTGTGCAGGAACATATAACTTTTCTCTAACAGACGCTAATGGTTGTGTTTATAATGGAACGTCAACTTTATTAAACCCACCACCTCTACAATTACCAACAGTAACCCCAACAGACCCAACTTGTTTTGGTTATTGCGACGGATCAGCGATTGTAAATCCTGTTGATGGGCTTGCCCCATACACTTACCTTTGGAATAATGGTCAAACAACTCAAACGGCAACCAATTTATGTTCAGGAAACTATTCTGTTACCGTTACAGACGCAAATAACTGTCCCGCAACTCAAACAACAACGTTAGTTGATCCTTTACTTGTATCAATTAACCCAATTACAGGATCTGATACCGTTTGTTTTAACTCTACGGGTAATTCATACAACCTCTCAAGTGTTTTTCCTAACCTTGAGTACGTTTGGACTAATACAATGGGAAATATCTCGTCAGGACAAGGAACGAATCAAATAAACTTGGATGTAATTGGTGTAAATGGGGGTTTTTATACTAATACTTTATCTGTTATTGGTGTAAATCAACTTGGTTGTCAATCATCACCACAAACTTTCTCTATAGTTGTATTAAATATCCTTCCTGTTATTATTCAAGTGGGTCCCTTTTGTGAATACGACAATTGTATTAACTTGATTGCAACCCCACCTAATGGAATTTTTAATGGATTTAATGTAATTGGTAATCAATATTGTCCAAATAATGGATTTTTTGGTCTCGATGAGGTTACATACACCTATACACAATCAGGATGTATGTTTGATACGTCAATATTTGTACAAACTTACTCAAGACCATCAATAATTCCCGTTACAAACGGTATTGTTGGTGAAAATACAGAGTATCACCAAATATGTGAGGGAGATACCGTACAAGATGCGTTCAGTTTGAACTCTCCGAGTGGTGGATTTAACGAATGGTATGTATTTGGTGACACAACACAGACACAAAATCTATTAATCACATGGAATATGGATGGAATTTACACATTTCAGGGTGTTAGATGGGACAATGGTTGTGTTTCTAACCCCCAAACGTTCACTGTAACGTTGGAATTGTGTCCAAATGACATATTTTACATACCGAACGCCTTTACACCTGATGGAGACGAGAAAAACAATGTATTTAAACCCATAATTACCTCAGGAGTAGACATTTTTAACTATTCTTTCGTCATTTTTAATCGTTGGGGACAAATTATATGGGAATCATTCAACACTAATGTAGGTTGGGACGGTACATATAACAATATTATGTGTCAAGACGGTGTTTATACGTGGAAAATGAGGTATAAAAATCCTAAAAACGATGAAATTCGTGAATTTTATGGAAATTTTACATTAATTAGATAAAAAAAAGAAAAAAATGGTGTTTTTAGCAATAAGTTTGATGTTTTTTGGGTTTGTTTTGTTGTTTATGACAATAATGTTTATAATTTGGTGGAAAAAGTACGGTAAAGAACTATTTTTTACACTAAAAAACGGTTTTTTAAACCAAAAAGGAGGAATTTTACCTCAAAACATGCCGAAATACATGGGATTACATCAACAAATCAAGAATTTTTATCAAATTATTAATAAAATGAATAGAAAATAAACAAAAAAACCCCTGAAATTAGGGGTTTTTTATTCATTTTTTGGGTAATTTTGTCCTTTTTAGTTTGGATGTAAGATATTCTTTTTTCCATCTCATCTCAGTTTCAGTTGGATAAACCCTACTTTTTTTAAAATCATACTTGTAAATAATAGTACAATCCTCAAATTCTCTAATAATTTCTTTTTTTGTTTCGGTGGAATCTTTGTTCATTCTACAAATATAACAAATAAATTAGACATTTTCAATTTTATCGTCCTCTTTAAAAAAATTTGTTAAAAATTTTCCGACAACACCAAGTGAAATTGATGTAACAATCATAATTTTTATTTCAATCGGGGTAAAAATGTCTTTTAGGTTGTCAAATTGCCACAAACCCCCTATTGCTAACACAGAAGCAACGGCTAACAAAGAATCGCCCCATTTTCTCCATTTTTTTGGAGTTGGTTTCCAATATTTGTGCATCATACCATTTATCTTCTTTTTCATTTTATCTACCTTGTCCTTTATATTTTTTTGGTCTTTCTTCTTTAGGACCATATTTCTTTTTTAACTTACCTACAGTTTTTTTTCCGAAATTAATTTTAGATGGAGAACCTGAACTTACCTTTTTACTCATTTTGTAAATTATTTACCTTTTATAATGTTGACACATTGTTTTAGATATTCTTTAGCTCTTGGTGATGGTGTATATTCATCATCTTTTGTTTGTAAATCTAATATTTTTTGAATGTCTTTAACTAAATCGTTTCCATGTTCATTTTCTTTATATAATTCAATAATTTTGTCCATGGCTCCATGACATTGACCTGTAGTTTCGTCGTAATAATTTTTATTTCTAAATTTATTCAAATGATGCATCATATCGTAGGATAAATGAGATCCACCGTCTTTAATATCTTTCAGTAATCTTATGTTATTCAAAGCCCCCAAAGTGTCGACTAGATGTCCAACCCCAGTGTTTCTTTTTGAAATTCCTGGTGAATATCTTTGAAAATCGTCAGGGTTTCCTGTTATCTCCTCAAGTGAAATAACATTTTCAGGTACGCACCTATGAACTTTCTTTTTGACTTCCTTTTCTCTTGGTGTATTCACATTGTCGTTTTCATTGATTGCCATTTTAATCAAAGAAATGAGTTCATTTTCATTTAATCTAATTCGTTTCATAAAAAAATATATTAATAAATATTATTGTTTATACTTGTTGAATATTTATACTAATAAATATATAAAATGATGGAAATATTAAAAAAAGTCATACGAGAGAGTTTAGAAAAAGAATATTATTCAATGAAACTAATAAAAGAATGTGAAATATCTGAAAATTTGAAGTTTCATTTGGAAGAAAAAATACCATTAAGTGAGAATATTTTTAGAGTTTACTCAGAGTCATACTTTGATTTGATCAATGAAGTGAGACACTTACATAGAAGAGGTTTGATTGAGTTAAATGAAGATGACCTATGGTTTATAAAATCTGACTTAGGTAAAAAAATTGTTTTGGAAAATGGTGAAATAATTTATTTAGACGCACCATATGAAATCGAGGAAACAATAAATGAGGCAAAACACAGAGGTAAAAATGTTAAACTAAATAGTCCTTTTAGAACACCAGGTGGACCTAAGAAATTTGCCGTTTATGTAAAGTCACCGGGAGGAAATATTAAGAAAGTTACTTTTGGGGACCCGAACTTAAAAATTAAAAATGCTAACAAAGCAAGGGCCAAATCTTTTAGAGCCAGACACAATTGCGATCAGAAAAAAGATAGAACAACTGCGGGATATTGGTCATGTAACGTATCGAGATATAGAAAAAAATTAGGACTTAAATCATCAAGAAGTTGGTAAATAAAAATTACATAATACAAAAAAAACTACGTGAACTGATTAATGAAGCAGACATTGAACCTTCTGATGTTGCAATAAATAATATTTGTAATTCAAAAAAGTTTTGTGATTCTCAGGGGCCAATAACTTTTGGTCAGTTAAGAGAATTAGTTGAAACAGGGAGAGTAAAAAGAATAGGTGTTCACATGGCCGAAGGTGGGTACAAAGGTTTCCTTAGATTATTACCTTGGTTCATACCTCAACTTGCAATTGCTGGATTTGGAGCAACTTGGATTAGGGTTGCAAACAAACTTTTTAGACCAACCTTAGAGGAAACCTCAAATTATAAAACTTGGTGGGGAAAAACTATAATGAAAGTTTTTGATTTAGTTGAAGGTGAATTAAATACTGAAGATCCTTTATCTAAAATATTTTTTGTTTCTGATGGTCTTATGACTATGTTAAACGAAAAATATAAAATAAAATTTGCAAACTATATTGCGAACTTAGCGTCAGACCAACCCGATGACAAAATAGTTCCAGAATTATTTGTTGAAAATGAACTCAGAAATTGGTTAAATAAAAAGTTTATGTTGAATCCACCCCTTCCCCCAAAATACACAAATTTTAAAAATAATGAAGATCTCCCATTTGAAGAAATTAATAAGGGGGATATAAAAAAAAGAATTTTTTCTGAAAATTTGGATACTGATGAACTTAAATGGCATTTCGATCAAAACGATAGAGATGTTTATATAGTAGAATCAGATGGATGGAGATTACAAATGGACGATGAATTACCTAGAACATTAAAAAAAGGTGACAAAGTTTTTATTCCCAAAGGAAAATATCACAGAGTTTTGAAAGGTTCAGGAAACTTAGTTGTGGAAATCAAAGAATATCTAACTGAAAAGAGAAGTGGTTACAGAAACTATATTAGAGAAATTGTTAGTGACATAATAATAATTTTTAAACAAATTGAAGAAGGAACTTTTGTTTTGCCTGAAGATCTTCATAAGGATAAATTATATTATGAGTTTCCAAAACTAAAAGACAATATACAGGTGGAATTATCGATTTCTGAAAATACAAATGTAAATAAATTTTATGTAGATGCTAGTTACTACCATACAGAAGGGGTAATAACTGTAGAAATAGATTACAACCCTAATAACAAAAGATCAATGATGTACGAGTTGGTTGGTGAATTAAATGAAATTATTGCACATGAATTAAGGCATGTTGAACAAAAATCTAAAGGTAGTTTTAAATTTTCGTCAGTAGATGATTTTGAGGAAGTTGTTGATCCATTTGAGTACTATACTCAACCAAAAGAGTTAGATGCACAATTAAAAGGATTTAAAAGATTATCGTTTATGACAAAAAAACCTTTAACATACGTGGTTAAAAATTGGTTTGACACTCATAAAGAAATACATGGTTTAGACGAAGACGAGGCAAAAAAAGTAATAGATAAAATTCTTAATTACAGATAAATTAAGATTTGAATTTTTTTATTATTTTTTTAATTAAATCATGAATAATTTTTGAAGATAAAGTACTTCCAAAATAAGAAACAACACCTTTTGTAATTTCTGAAATATCTTCAGAGTTTAATTCATGTGTTGAGAACTCTAATAACTTGGGTAATAAAGGAATCAAAAAGGTATATCCTATCATCATAGAAATGTTATACATAGATAAATTCAAACCTTCTACGAAGTTCAAAAAGGTTGATTTTAATTTTTCAGATTGTCTTAACATAGAATTGAATTCAGAAACTAAATTTCTTTCTTTAATTTTTTTTAGAATATCAGATAACATTTTTTTATTATCCGTAAAATAAGTTAGAACACAACCTACAGTAATTAAAGTAAGGTCTTGATTAGTAATATCAATTTCATTTGTCTTAATAAAATGTGTAATTGGCATCATAAAACCACCAATTGTTGCGCCCCATGTTAAAAGGTAACTTAAATCAACACTTAACTGATTTTTAGCCGAAATCACTAAATCTTTGAAGAAGGACTTTGATTTATCTAATTCTTTTTCTATTGAGGAATTTTTACTCTCAACTATAATATTTCTGTATTGGGATTCTGTTATTGTGATTCTCATATCAAATAATAAATATATTCGAATATTTATTTATATGTCAAGACAAAAATTAGAACTTAATGGACCTTTTTTTAAAGAAGATATAGAAAAAGGCATCAACAACAAAATCGTTTGTAAAAAAATGAATGACCCATTTCCCCTCAGAACGGGAACACCTGGTGTTGTGACAAAAGTAAGTACGGTTATGGGTGAAAAACATTACCAAGTCACTTGGAAAACGGGAAGACAATTGTCTGTAATAGACGCTTTTGAAACTGTTGAAAAAAAAGATCCTATTACAGGTGAGGTGAAAAAAATAACTCAAAGGGTTGATGAATGGTGGAAAGTAATAGAAACTGAACCAAATAACGATTTAGTTCCTGAACGTTTTATTGTAACAAAAAAATCTTTATTAGAAAGTGAAAAAATTTGGCCCAAAGAATTTATTAAATTAAGTAGATTATACGATTTAACTTTGATTCATGAATTCTTAGAAAATCTAAGAGAATCAGGATTAATAAATATGGTAGGTTGTTCTCCTTATCTATACATGGGTAAAAATCGAATTCAAGATTTACATAGATACGAATTGAATCACACCGAGATGAATGATGAAAGAAGGGACTCTTTTGAGAAGGTTTTAGAATTGGCAGAAAAAGTTAGAAATAATTTAATTTTGGGTGCGTCCAATCAAATTAAAGATCAAGATTCGGATAACTATTTGAGTAATGTGTCTAAAAAAGTTCAGAGGGATGCTTCTAATATAGCTCAATTATGGTTTAAATTTTACGGTAAAGAACGATTTAAGAAAAAAAAATAAATACTTATAAAAAAACAAAAAAATGAATCAGTACTTTTTTAAAATGAAAAAAGAAGAAAAAGAAAATATTCTTGATCAACATAAATCAATATATGATGGATACGTTACCAAGTATGGACAACAAATAAATAATCAACCTTTATATATTCAAGATTTAGCAAACGATAAAAATGGAATTACGGTTTCTAACAAAGGAAATGTATCTACTTATAAAAATGTTGGTATTAATGAAAATGTTTTAGACACAATTGGAGACGGAGAAAACGATTTAAAAAATGGAACGGTGGATTTAGATTCTGAAATGAGTTTCCAAATGGACGATGCAAATTTTTTACACGATATCCTTCCATCACCAAATGATGATGAACACGAAATTATAATTTCTTTGGGTGACCTTGGTAATGAAAATACCAAATTTGACATAATTGATACTCAAGACGACTACACCGATGAGTCAGAAAATAGTTTTAATATACAATCAATTGATGATCTTGAGGATGAAGAGTACACAACATTTGACGATCTACCATATAATGAATTTTTTAATTCTGAGGACATAGAAGACGTGGAATCTTTGGAAAATTCAATAAATGAGTCCTTAGACATGTTTAAAAGATTTAAAAAATACAATTAAAATGGAAGTAGTAGAAATAGTTTCATATTACTACCATGAAGATAGAAAACTATTAGAAGTTTCGTTTAGATCTAGTATTGATAGTGATGATGAAATAAGAAATGATATGTTAAATTTGGACGATGCTAAAAAAATAGGTTTCGAATTGATAAAAGAAGAGATTGACATCTTCGAAGATGAAGAAGATTTTTTCGAAGATTTCGATGATTTTGTTTTAATTGATGAGGATTTACTTTTATCTTATTTGAATGAATATTATATAGTTAATCCTAATAAAATTCCTAAAGCCGAGTTTTTTTAAAAAGATGGAATTGAATGATTTAATTTTTTTAATGAAAAAATTTACGACTTCAGAATATTCTGAGTTGGGTGAAGAAGATGCTGCGGCCGCTCCATCATCAGGAGGTGCTGCTGGTGGGGGGTACCCAACTGTAACTAAATGGGAGAGTGGACTTGCTCGTAGTGTTGCCAATACTTTAGACGCTAAAGTAAAATGGAATACTTTGTATAAATTAACTCGAGGAAAAGCAAATACATTATTATGAAAAACATTGATGAAATTATTGTTGAGTCGTTAAAATTGATCAACTATAATAGGAATGAAACTTTAGATGAACAGGTTCCCTCATATTTAGCACAAACATCACAAGCACCTTTACTGCCAAAGGTTAAACTAAAAAATCTTGAGTACCCAAAAAAAACCCCAAATAGTGCTTTAGATTATTTGTACGCAAGCCCTAGTGATGGTACCGTTGGTATTGCTTCAGGTCAATTAAGTCAAAGTCGTTATCCAAAGTCAATTCCTAATGACGCTTTCTATATTGATGAAACAACATACAAACTTTGGATTTCTATGGATCCGTATAGTAGGTACACGGCGATAAAATTAATGGCCGCATCAAAAGATTTAGAAGCAAAGCAGGCCGCGGCAAGAACAAAAATTACAACTTCTTTTGATGTGAAAGAAGAAAATCCTTCCGACTATTTGTTAACATATCCCTCTTTACAAACGAATAATAGTGTATTCATTTATCCTGTAGAAAACGCGAGAAAAAACGAATACAGTTATGGTATGTACAAATACGTTATTTCTAACATAAAAAAATTGAGTTCTTTTGACAAACCAATGGCCGAAAAATTTTTTGGTAGACAATGTAAAAAATTATCAGGAACTCACCCAAACTATAATGTTGGGTATGAGGCAAAATTTGATTGGTATATAAATAAAAATACCGCATCAAAATGTTATCCTATTGTTATAACCCAAAAAGAAGTTGAGGTTGAGGAAACAAAGGGTGACAAAACATATTCTAAACAATATACAGAAAGATATTTCAATGTCCCAACCACAACGGTAACTAAATTAAAAAATGGTAATGAGATCAAAATTACTAAGACAAAATACGATAAGGAATGTATTCCAATTGGATATGATAGTTGTTTGAAATTATCTTGGGAAATGATGTCATTATATAATAATACCCAAGGCATTTTTGAATTTACCTTAGATCGATATGAAAATTCAAAACCATTGAGAACGCAAACTGATAACCCTTTTGAAAAAGACCCAGGATGGCCAAGGACTTATATGGCAACCATGACAGAAGAATGGTTTCCTTGGACAAATACATTTAAAGGATACTTGGAGATTACTGAAGATTCAAAAAATAAATTTGGGTCTTGGGTCATACAGAGAGCTGAAACCAGCTCCAACAAAACAGGAGTTCGAATTGTTGAAGATTATTTGAAAACAAAAAATTTATCTAGTGGTGATTATAATTGTAACGGACCTTATACATTAAACGATAAGTTTGGACTACAACAATGGTCTTATCAAAACTATTTAGAAAAATCTAAGGCAAAGAATGTTTCTACCCAAAATTTAAATTATAGTACAGAATCAAATAAATGGATGGTAAGAAATATTTTCACATATTGGAATGAGGAGAATTATTATAATTCTACAGGAACCCTTGGGACAACTCCATTAATGTCAAATGAAAATGTTTTGGATCCCTACCTTAATGATTTATACGGGATAAACGATAAAAAATTAGGGTCAGATGCTGAATACGATCAATTTTACTCTTTGAAAGATGTCGAAGCTTTAGAAAAAAAATATGAGGATATTTTAAATCAAAAAGGAAATAACCTAAAAAGTTTTTTAGCGGTTTTATCAAAAGATTATAACTCTGAAAAAAACTCAAAAAATAAAGTGAATACCTCATCATTTTTAGAACTTTATTTAAAATATAAATGGGATAATATTTTACAATCCTATTTGTTTCAAAAAGTAACAAGCGTGGAAGAGGATGTTTGTGTTATGCCACCTGAAACTTCAACCACTAAAGTTTGGAGGATGATGATTTTTTTAATGACAGAAGGTTTGAAGTTATCTCCGCCAACTTTTACAACACCAAAATCAAAAGGAGTACCTTACAAAACGCCAGAACTCACTTGGTTGAATGCTGGTACCACATCTAAAGATTTAAGAATTTCTAATATAGAATCATGCGCAAAAAAAACTATGTCATTTACACCTGGAATTAGTTTTTTTGGTACCATACCACTTCCAAAAGAAATTAATGACTCTCAACTATCTGAGTTAAAAATTGATAAAAATAGAATTTGTACGATAGACGACGGGGAATCAAAAATTTTAAACGGTAATACAATTTTTTTTAAATTGAACGATGTGTCTCTTGAAGAATTAGGGGTTAGTTCACCTGTTGATTTTAACATGTTTGGTGGATCTGTTGATGCAAATGAATTAATAAACGCATTTAGTAACAAACCTACTGATGATAATATTGACACAAATAGTGAGGCGTTCATGAAACAACAATTGGCCGTTTATAATAAAATGAATGAAGAAATTGATAAATTTATAAACACTCATTTAGTTGTTCCGTCAAAATTAATTAAAATTTAAATGTATAAAGTATGATAACTGCAATAGCAATAATAACTTTAGTAGTTGGGGGTGGTGTTTTTTTATACAAACAACAAACTTTAAGTCATTATGATCAAGAAATGCAACAATATGATGGGTTTTTTACCGATTTAGTTCTTGGGGAATTTTTTGAAATAGATTTTTTTAGTGGATCAGAAAATGCCGCAACAGCGATGGATTTAACCTATCTCAAAAACAAAAACAGCGGTTTAGAAATCTTTAAAGACCAAAATGGATATTACTTAAGATTTCAAACAAGTGATACCGCTACAGAATATGTTAGATTGTACTTACCAAAGGATGAGTGGTTCAAACAATTTAATGGGGTTGTAAAATCGTTTAAAGATAGAGAATCTGAAGGTAGTGAACTACAAAATAAATTCTCATTGTTGTTTTATTTGAAATACCCAAGCAGTTCAATAAGAACTAAACAAGTTGACGAAAATGGAAAAGAATTTTATGGTCCTTTAGGTGGTAATGTTGATGCCAGTAGGGGTTGGGATGTTTATAACAAATATAAAGTTTCAGGTTATTTTTCACTCGAGGGTAATAAAATACGAAAAAAAGTGGAGGTTACAGAATCTTTTTTACCGCAAAACAATACTAAATTTATTGGCGAAGAAATAATAACTCAATATCAATTGGATGCTCAAAGAAGAGAAATAGAATATCAATCACAACAAAGAGAAAAACAAAACTTATTATCAAAAGTTAATGAAGCACAAATACAAACACCTGGCGGTTTAGCCGAATATACATATCAATCAGATGAATACGGAAAAAGCGATTTTGATGTTTGGTATGACAGCTCTCAGGGAACCCTTATCATTATTGGGGTTCAAATTGCTGTAGGTATTTTGACATCTGGTGTAGGTAATGAAATTATGTTAGGTTGTGAAACTTATGCTTGGGGTACAGCGGTAAAGGCCGGTATTGTAATTGGGGGAGAACTTGTTGTAGGATTGCCAGAAGCTCTATATCTTTACAATAGAGGATACACATCAATTGCCGGTTTAGTTACGTTATGTTGTTTTATACCACTAATAACAGAATTCAAATTGGGAAGAATGATTTTGAATTTACAACCCGGTAACACCGAAATTTTATTCAGGTTGGTAAAAGAAAGTAAAACTTGGAGAACCCCAAGAGAATTTTTAACTTTTATGAAAGGTTTATCAGAAATCGAACAAAAATTTATTGCAGAACATTTATCGGCACTTGCAGTATATTATTCTAAAAATGGAACTAAACAAATTGTTGAAGAGGCTTCAAAAAAATTAGTACAAGAGTTTGAAAGTTTGGCAAAAAAAACTTCAAAAGTATCTGCTATTAAAACAGAAAAAGAATTAATTCAAAGATTACAAAATACTTTTCGTAAAGTTTCTAAATTACAAAAAGGAGGAAGATTTGCGGCCTTAGAAACTTATAAATTCAATCAATATCCTATATTAAGTAGTTTAGGATTTACAACAGGTACAATTTTAGTAATGATGTTAGGTTGTGTTGTTTTTATTGAAAACGACGATAATCTCTTGAGAGATCCGAATGGTCTAATTGGTAAGTTGGAAAAAGGGGTACAATATTTTGCAAAAGAAGTTCCTAAAGCAAAAGAACTTTTACAACAAATGGCTAATCTTTGTACATCGTCATTTAACACCGCAATGACAAATCCAACAGAAGAAAACTTGAAAAAAGCAGTAGAAGTTAATAAAAGTTTTTACATAGTGTTAAACAACTTATCTATTTTTTATAATTCAGGCCAATTGAATGGTTGGGCTAATGCGGACTTTACTAACGAAAAAAGAAACGATACAAATAGACAGGCATATTCATTACTTTTAAAACTACAATGTTTACTTGTAAACAATATTATTCAAAAAAATGAAGACGAGAAAAGACAGGGTTTAAAAGAACAAACTGAGGATGATTTTGATGATTTGACAGTTGTTGTTGCAGACAAAGAATTAAGTGAGTTGGAAAAAAAACAACTCGAGGGGTACAAAGTAAATATAGGAGGAACATTATATCCCAAAAAAGGAATATATTATACGATTGATGCAGAACAAGTGAATTTTGAAAAAAGTGATTTTGATCAATTTTTATTTTGGTTAATTGGTGTGAAAGATTGTTCAGTAGTAAACACAACACCTTGGTTTAGTAATCAAAAAGACGGATTTTCTTGGAGTTATTATTTGTATAAAAGTAAAGATGAAAATGGAGAAATGGTTTTTTACCCAAAAACTCTCACTTTCCAATATGGGCCAACTCAGTTAAAATATGTTATTGGTGATTACCAAAATATGTGTAAAAAATTTGATAGAAGTACTTTAGATAGTGATTTTTATAATTGTTGTTTTATTAGAGCTCTTTATACAAATTATTTTGACAATTGGATCTTAAGTGATGACTATAAACAATGGCAATCAAAAAAATCAACAAGTCAAAATGACGAAATACCCAAAGAAAAAACGTTAGCGAACAATGATTTAACAAATCAAACTGATGTCAACACAACCAAACCAATAGAAGATAAAAATACGACAGTTATAAAAGATAAAACATGACATATCAATTATTGGGAAATTACTAATGATTGATATATTTATTAATAAAGTTTATATGAAATATTTTTTAAATGAAGAAATAAAAAGAAGTTTGGTTCTTATGGGTTTACCTGAAAGAATTTCACATAGATTATCTGAAGCCATTTCTGCTGCAGCCTCAACCAATCCAATCTTGGAATTTATGGCGATTTTGAAAACGGCAATGAAAAAAGGGGACGTAGAAGTTTTAACTGCGGAAGAGAGAAGGGCAATCGCGGCATTTGCTGATGAACTACAGGGTCAAAAAGTCATAGATGATTTTGGTGATGTGGGAGAAAGATTGACAAAAGATCAGTTGACAATACTTAAAAATTATTTTAGTGGGACAAGTATTGGTAAAGGTGTGGACATTGCTTATGCTTCTATGATATACCATAATACAAGTGCATCTATAAGATACTTAGAGGTTGAAGAAGAAATATTCGAATCATTAGAAAGACAATTAGCAGAAGTAAGTGATAACTCTACTGAAGAATTAAAAACAGTAAGAGATTTATTTGATGCCGCAAAAGACAATGAACTTAGTCCTGCGGTAAGGGCGGAACTTGCAGAAAAAGCTAAAGTAGTTGCTGCTAAATTGGAAGAAGACAATATCTACAAAAAATTGATACTTGACACTGCAGATAATGAGGCGGCAAAGGCCGAACGACAAGCCAAAAATGGTAATGTGTACTTGGTCACTGATGATGAGATTGCAAAAGTCACTGACGAAGGAATACAACAATTAAAAGATGCTGCTGATACAGGCCTTTCTAAAATGGAAGACGAGTTTGGGGACATTGTTTTTAGAGGAACCGAAGATTTAGAAGAAGAAATTGGTGAAGAAGAAGCTGTTAGTTTAGAGGAGGCGGCACAAAAAGCATTCATGGAAAGAATGAATCAAACTTGTAAGTCAAAATTTTGCGGAACTATGTATGCTTACTGGAAAGGGAAGTCGCCAAAATTTGACTCGATGTGGGACATCATGGTTAAAGAACTAGAAAAAATGATGAGAACCTCAACAGGGCAAAGTTTGAGTAGAATACCAAAAGAAACTGAAGATACATATAATATTATATTAAAAAAATTCAAAGAAGGTAATACACCTTTAACATTGGATCAGTACATGACTTTAGGTCAAAAAGTTTATGATAAATGGTCCAAAGGTGGTATTTGGGAAAGATTTAGTTTGTCAGGTTTATTTGGTACAGGAAGACAAAGTATGGTCACTTTGGGAAGATTTAGTTTGGGTTCGGATTTGTATACAGGTAAATGGACATTAAAAAGCTCCATCAAAAGATGGGCACCTTTCAACGCTTTATGGTTGTTATGGTCAATTGGGGTTGGTGTTTATGAATTGAAAGTTGGAAGTGACGACCCAAATAAAACGACTGAAGATATTTTAAGAGAAGCGGTTGTAGATTGGGTAAAAAATTCCGTTGCAACGGGTTTTGGTTTAGCTTTTGCACCAAGATTAGCAATGGAGGGTTTAATAGAGGGATTCCAATTTCTTTTACCTCCAAGTACATACGTAAATAAAGAAGATTTGATTGAGTATCTAAAAAAGAACTCATTATCTTCCCAAGGAACCGCTTGGACAATTTTAGAGATAAATGATAATATTTTTAATAAGAAAGGTGTTAAAGTTTATTTTGGGCCAGATGACGAACCACCAATAACGCAAATCACTGGAATTAAAGACCCGGCATATTCTATGGCAAATGGTAGATATTATTTTGAAAAAACGGGAGATTTTTCTTATAAATTAGTTTTTATACCTGAAGGTCAGAAAAAACCAAAAGTAGAGGAGGAAAAAACAGATGAGTTGGATAAAAAATCGATTGAAACTATTGAGAATCAAATTGCAACAAATTCGGTTTTATCTCAATTTATAAAAGACCGTTTGACAGGTATAATTAAAAGTCATAAAAAACATATTGATTTCAAATCACAGAAAAAAATGTCACAAGATGACGGTAGTCAAATCATTGCACTAATTTTTGAATGGAAAGACAAGGACACTGATCAAAGTTATAAATTCGCCTTTAATTACACAAAATTTAAATCAATGAATAATCCCGATTTGAAAAACCAAGAAAATTGGGCTCAACTAGTAAGAGAATATAAAGAATAATGAAATTTAAAAATATTTTAATTTTAGAAGATCTAGGTTGCGACGATTCAAAATGTGATGGTGGATTCACAACTTGTGCGGGACAAACAAGTAAATGTGAAAAATTAAAAAACGATCCAGATTTTATTGTTTGTGTCAATCGAGGAACACAAGTTGCTGAAAAATTTTGTAAAAAAAAGGTTAATGTTATAACTCCACCAACACCGAGTCCTGGTAAAAAATGTTCACAACCAGAAGATTGTCCTGCTGATGTAGTAAATTTTTTAACTTGGTATTGGAAAGATAAAAAATGGGTAGACGCAAGTGGAAATCCTGACTCATTAAAACATCCAGACCAGATTAACGGGGTCAATCTCAAAGCTGATGGGTGTGTATCATCTACATTTTCAAGAAATTTTGAGGATGCCAAAAAAAGGTACACTACAACACATAAATGTGTTGCAGGACCAACAAAAACTGAAGGACTGAAAAGAGCATATTCTGAAAATAAGGAAAAATATCTCAAAACAGTAAGTCCTACAATTATTGATGATCCCGATGCTTCGGCAAAAGAAGAATGTACGAAAAAAGGAGGTACTTTTGATCCTAAAACAAAAGAATGTAAAATGCCAATAAATCCTGGTGTGCAAAATTTTAGGATCGAGTTTGACACTAAATTTGGAGGTTTAGTTGACAAATTCAAACTAGATCCTGAACAATGGGATCGGATGTATGACACAATGCCAGAAACATATCCACCAACAAGTTTTTCAGTTTTGAGTGCGATAACCAAAAACATAGTTTCTTATATTGAAGATTTTTATGCGTCATCAGAATTTGGAATTTTCAAACAAGTTTTAGACACTTTTGTCGAATTATATAGTAATAAGGTAGATGAAAAAGGAACAGTGACCGACGATAAAAGTAAAATCTTGGACCCATCTTTTTTCAAAAGATTCGGAGGTACTGTAGATGAGGTTAAACAGTTATCAACTAGTATAGAAACTGTAAATAATGTAAAAATTACAAAATTAAACTACAATTCTTTGATGGATCCTGAAGCATCATACCAAAACATGTTTTCACAAAAAATTGTGACTGTGTTAGCATCTCCTGAAAGCTACTTCACTAAACCATTAAAAATGTATGCGTGGAAAAAAAACAGTTTTGGGGCTCTTCCGAAAATTGACCTTACTCCAATCGATAATGTTTTGAAAAGTGAAATAACCGAAAAAAATTGTGAAACACTTTTGGACACATTTGGGTATTATAAATCAAATCCACTAATACCTCGACAAAAAATTGAGGAAATGGTTACTATGGGTCAAACGTGTCTATGTAAAAATAAATTTATGGAGATAGGAAAACTAACGGGTAAAGATAAATTTAGTAGAGAAAAAAAAGAATTGGCAAAAAAAAGATTAGGGATTTTAAATAACATGGGGGTTTCTAAACTGAATTGTTAACCAAATTAATTTATTATTTTTAAAAAAGGGTTATTTATTATAATAACCCTTTTTTTATGGTTTCAATAATTATAACCGCTTTTAACAATCCCAACTATATTCATGAGTGTTTAGATTCAGTCATTAGATCCTGTAAAGATATCGAGTATGAAATACTCTTAGGAATTGATTCATGTGAGACAACATTGAAGTCGGTTATGGAAAGATATACCACATACCCAAATTTAAAAATATTCTTTTTTGAACAGAGGAATGGGACTTATATTACAAAAAATTCTTTAGTGGAAGAAACAAAATTTGAAAACATAATTTTTTTCGACTCTGATGATATAATGACAAATAATATGGTCAGTGATGTTCTTCATTTTTTAGATAAAGAAATTGATTCAGTTAAACCAATGTCCTTTATATTTAAAAACCAAGCAGAGTTAGAAAGTTTGGATATGTCAAAAAAAAGAAACACTTATGGTGAAGGTGTTTTTGCAATCAAAAAAGAAGTTTTCAAAAAATTAAACGGATTTGAACCTTGGGTTTGTGCCGCAGATTCTGAGTTTCAATGGAGATTAAACAAAAATGGATATAAAATACAATACTCGCCAAGAATTTGTTTTTTATATAGAGTTCATGGTGAAAATTTGACAGCAACAAAAGAAACTGGAATGAAATCTAGTTTAAGACAGAGATATTCACATATTATTAGACAAAAGCTCAAAACAAACAATTTTGAACCTTTAGAAAATATGGTAGTTGCAAATAAAATAGAAGTTAATGAGACAAACTACAATAATTTTAGAATTTATAAAGTTACTGATGTTGAGTTTTATAACAAAATCAACGAACAAGAAGAAAATAGATTACAGGTAATTCAAAATATATTCGGAAAAGAACCAAGAAAAATTGTAGAAAAGACACAACCAAAAAATGGACCTAAAATAGTCGATATATTTAAATTCAAACCAAATAGAAATATCAAAAGAGAAGAAGAAAGAAATAATCTAAGAAATGAAATTATTGAGACAAAAAATAATCAATCAAGACAAATTTTAGTGTCAAATATTCAAGACAAACCAAACAGAAGAGTAAATCTTCCAAACATAAACTTAAGAACTCCTTAATTTAATATTTATTTATATAGGTGTTTTATTTAAATTTTTTAATATGGCAAACGGAGTATATAAAATGACTGAGGATTTTGAAAAGGCTTTAAGTGACTACACTAAAGCTCCTTACGTTGTAACTTTAGATAATCAGAGTAATGGACTTTTTTTATCTTTATATTATGAAAAAAATATAACCAAAAAAATTGAATCTAAAAAAATAGGAATTCCATGTAGAACCTACCCATCCGTACCGTGTGAAATTATACATGCAGGATTAAAAGTTGACTTCAAACCGGTGAAAGGTAAAACTATTAAAGGGGCGTATAATTTAGAAGGAAGTAAGGTTTGGGATTCTGCTTTAAGTTTCACTTACAATATGTATAAACCAAACACACATATGTGTATATCTTTTACAGGACCTTACAAACATTTCAAACTTTCCAAAGGTGGGGCTATTTTAACAGATGACTACGATGCGTATCTTTGGTTCAAAAGAGCTAGATATAGTGGTAGACGAGAGTGTTCTTATCATGATGATCATTTTGACACGTTGGGTTGGAACTTTTATATGATGCCTGAATTAGCCACAAGGGGTTTATTACTTATGAACCAATTTTATAATACAGACGGAACACCTAAACATAATGAGGATTTAGAATTACCTTATCCTGATTTATCTAAATTTGAAATATATAAAAAATGAGAATGTTACACGAATTAATTATTAAAGATCACTATGATATTGGGGGTCTATGTACAGAATCAAAAGGAAACGTTATAAAAACTTTAGTGGAAAAAACAAATGCAAAATTCTGTGTTGAAATAGGAGTTTATAAAGGTTCTTCGTTATTATATTTTGCAGAAGCTTTACAAAAAACAAATGGTAAAATCATAGGAATTGATCCGTATAAATTGGATTCCTTAAGAAACGAAATCCCAAATAAACAAGTGAATGAGTATTTCTATGACGTTTTGTTTAAAGAACAAAAAACTCTTGATAACATTTACTCAAACTTGAGTAAGATTTTAGAAGATAATAATTTAGGAGAATTAATTACTTTAGTCAGGGAAAAGTCAGAAAATTATTATCAAAACATAGAAAAAGAATCAATAGATGTACTGCATATTGATGGTAACCATGACGAAGAATATGTTACCAAGGATATTATAAATTATTTACCTTTAGTAAAAAAAGGTGGGTACATAATTATGGATGATACTTCTTGGGTGGGCGTTATAAACTCAATCCAAAATCATTTGATTGATAAATGTAAATTAATAAGTGAACATTCTGAATTTGCAATTTATATAAAAGAATGAAGTGATGACAAGAGTCAAACAGGCGTTAGTTGCCCCATCTATAAAGTTTTTTAAGGAACGATTTTTAAAAAAATATGATTTAGTTGAATATCATGACCCAAATGAACCTGCAATTTTTTATGGGGCTTCGGAATCTAGTAATTTTATAAACGGTCATAATAGTTATAAAATTATCTTACCTTCTACACCAAACGATATACCAAAATTGAATAACTACAATAATACATTTTTAATATGCTCTGATAATTTCCAACTACCAAAAAATGTAATAAGAAAAAGTATTACTCCAAGATTGAAAAACTATGATGTGTTTAAACCAAATAAACTCGGGGATAAAATTTATTTTTATAGCGGATTCAAAGATGGTTGGAATTTGAAGAACGGTATGATAAATGAAATACAAAAAAGAATTAATTATGAAATAATTACAACCAACCATTCAAAAATAAATGATTATTACGACATCGAGTATCTCAAATCAAATTATTACGATAAGTGTTTTTTAAATATAAACTTGACTAATGGTCACGGAATGTCCACAGTAATTGAGCTCGGATTAATGGGGAGAAAAACGATATTCAGAAACCCAAATAAAAACAATTTTCAAAGAATAGAATTTGAAAGTTTAATATCTTATGAAACTTTGGATGATATAGTGAATATTATTAATGACGAAAGTAAAAAAATTAATACCATACAAGAATCAATTGATGTTCACAATGTTGATGATGAGTGGTTGTATATAGATTATTGGATAAAATAAATTTTAAGTTAATTTAAAAAAATAATAAAGTATGAAGTTAAAATATATTATAGATGAGGAAACATTTGATATAGAAGTCCCTGATGATCAAGATTTTATTTCTGGCGACAATGAAATTTTATCAAGTTATGAAACAGATATGACTCACAAATTAGATTGGTATGAAAATGGTTTTACAATTGAGAAATTTGTTTCAAAAGACGAATTTGCAAAAATCAAAAAAGGGATAGAGGAATCAATCAAAAAGATTGTTGTGTCAACAATTGGTAGTAATGTTGAAGAATTTTCATTGGAAAATTACCATAAGTTTGTCACCAACGATACTGATCATTTTAAAATAGTTTCCCAAACCAGAGATCTTTTTAGTAAAGATTTTATGTTTGACATTGATTATTTAATTCCAAAGTTAGAAAAGATTTTAAATATTGAACTAACTAATTACGATAATACAAATGACTACAAATCTCATATAATAGTAAGAATAAATAGACCCGAATCATCTGATTTTAACCCACCACACAAAGACATGTATGAACACTATGATGGAGAGGGATATATACCAAAGTTTGTAAATTTTTGGATTCCTATTTGTGGTGTAAATGAAACTTCGGTTTTACCAATATGCCCAAAATCCCATTTAATTCCTGAAAATAAAATTTTGAGAACTAACAATGGATCGACCGTAAACAATAATAAATACAGAGTTAGGTTGATAAAAAGTTGGGAGGAATCTAACAAGTTAATTAGACCGAAAGTGACTGATAGTCAAGTTTTAATTTTTTCTTCACATTTGATTCATGGGTTAGCAATTAATAATCAGAAAGACATTACACGAGTTGCTTTGGAATTCAGATTGTATGGAAAAAATTAAAATCAAAGAAAAATGAAAAAGGCGTTGATTGGTTACGGAGGACATGCTCGTGAAGTGATGGCCCAAATGGGTAGAAAATTACCATGTTTTGTTGACGATGAGTTTGTGGATGAATATACATTACCATTATCAACTTTTGATCCTAAAAAATACAAAGTGATGGTGGCGATAGGGGACTCCAAAATTAGATATGACATGGTTCAAAAATTACCAAAAACAACAAAATATTTTTCTTGGGTCCACCCAACCGCTCTGATAATGAACAAAGTTAAACTGGGTATTGGAAGTTTTGTCGGGGCGTATTCTATTTTGACTTCAAACATAAAAATAGGTGATCACGCATTACTTAACAGAGGAAATCAAATCGGACATGATTGTGAAATAGGAAGTTTTTTTTCGGCAATGCCAGGTGCAATAGTATCAGGTAATGTCAAAATTTACGACTGTGTTTATATGGGTTGTAATTCCTCAATAAAAGAAAAAGTATCAATTCACTCCATGTCAACTATAGGTATGGGGGCTGTTGTAATAAATAACATTGAAGATAATGGAACTTATGTTGGGGTTCCTGCAAAAAAATTAAAAACATAAATTGACTAATTTTAAAATATGAAAGACACAAGTATTGGAATAATTATGACAACATATCAAAGGGAAGATGGTAAATCCCCCAATTATTTAAAAGTTTCTTTAGACAGTATTTTTTCACAAACATATAAAAATTTCAAGTTGTTTTTAATTGGTGACAAATATGAAAATGAATCCGAATTAAAATCAATTTTGAAAAATTATGATGGTTCTAAAATATACTTTGAGAATTTACCTTACGCTAAAGAAAGAGATAAATATTCAGGAGAAACCTTATGGTTTAGTGGGGGAATCAACGCTATGAACCATGGTATAGACGTTGCTTTATCTCAAAATTTTGAATACCTTTGCCATTTAGATCACGATGATTTTTGGCACGACAATCATTTAGAAGTATTAAATAAATGTATACATGAAACCAAATCAGATTGGATCTGTACAAAATCTTCGTACAAAGTAAACAGAATACTACCTAAAACAGATGACAAAACACATTATGTTAATTTTTTACCACAAAAGTTTAAAATCATACATTCATCAACTTGTATTAATTTTAAAAAAATACCTCTTAGATATGTAAATTTATTTGAGGAAAAAAATGAATTGGCGTCATCAGATGCAGATTTATGGGAAAGATGTAGAGATTACATTGAAAAATACAAATTAAAGAGTACCTTAGTTAATGTTTTAACTTGTAGACACGATGAAGAGGGTTACGAAAGATTTAAAAATTAATTGTGTACAAACAATATTTTGTTAATTTTGTAAGAAGTTATTCCTAAATCTAAAATTGATTTAAAATATTTCCAATCAGCGGCAAAATCTTTGTTTTTAAATCCTACCTTTTTGGCTATTTTAGTTCTTACAACGGCACCTCCCATATCAATTCTACTACTTTGTAACTTGGTATCCATAAATCCATAATCGGATGAATTATGATTGATTGGTGTTTTATGTGAATGAACACAATCAAAATAGATTAAATCTTCGGACCTTTTTAAAACTTCACTAACCATGTTAGGTGTGTAGTAATTATCACCATTAGTTAAAATTACATATTCAGAAGTTGCTAAATTTTCTAAACCCCAATCCCTTAGTACATGACCATAATGTTCAGTTCTCAATGGATGTTCTATGAAAATTATTTTATCTTTTTGAAGATACCCATTATCGATCAAATCTTTTTTTAGGTTTTCATTAGGACCATCATGAATTATAAACAACTTCCAAGAATCATTATATTGAGCCTTGATAGAATTTATGAAACATTTAAGTTGATAATTTTGACCATAAGTAACTGCAATTATATCTATCATTTTCTTTTAATTTACTGTCCACCTTTTAGGGTGTTTTATTTTTGGGTTTAAAAATTTATTATCGTAGATTGATCTACCAATTTTTATTTGATCTATTTTAGTATCAGTCGCCCAAGATGAAAATACTTGAGAAAGTTGGTCTCTTCCACTATGATTTTTAACTTCCTCCCACCATTTTTCATTGAACGCTTTAACTTGGATTGAATTTTTTCTAATTGTAAATCCGCTGTCAAATAAACCATAATTTGAGGGAAACCCAATATTTTTATATTTTATCATTTGCTGATCAACTATAGATTTGTGATCCAATTTGTCCTTTATTATTACTTTTGCCTCTTCATAGATGCAATTTCTAACATCATGTTTATAACACATTATGGAATTGTTAAATGATATTTCATTTATAACATTGTTGGCATTATTGAATCTTGTTCGATAACAATTATCAACCCAAATGCTTATATCATGTTCAGGAAGAACTAAGTGAGGATTTATTTTGATAAATCTTGCAATTTTTCGATTGTCCAAATCTTTTTCTACAAAATCAACATGATTAACCTCCCAAACATCAGACCTAAAATATTTGTTATCAGTAAATAAAATGTAACGAATGTTTGGGTCAACTGCAGTTGGTGAGTTCAGATTATCATATCCGCCGGTATTAACACTATAGACAACAATTTTCATTTATAATAATTGTCAATAATGTTTATTTTAGTTTTGATCATGTCAGTAAAGTGTTGCTCAATAATTTTAAAATTATTTGTGGTTCTAAATTCTTGCCATTGTGATTTCCAATTTTTCATACCCCAATTAAGTTTTCCTTCTGGTTCACGGTTCAAGGAAACGTGAATACCATGTACTGGCCTGAAAGTTTCCTCAAAATTAAAATTTGGAAATCTTTTTTTAACTAATTCATATAAAAAAACTTCATCGTGCATTAAAAACCCATTTTGACATAAATCTAAATATTTTGGAACGGGGTAGTAATTCTCGTAAGGGGTAAAATGAAGTCCCGATAAACGATTGGATTTTGGTCTTACAATATTCGAGTATGGTAATTTAGTTTTAACCATATTTTGAATGTGTATTTCATGTAAATTTTTTTGTAACGTAATTATGTCTACATCAGAAATATAGACATATTTTGTTTTCATTACTGGGGTATTGAAAAATCTTATCGTGTTTGATAGACAATTAAAATTTTGATTTGACACTTTTTGATTACCAAATTTGACATTATAAATCAGAAATTTATTAGGATACATTTCTTTCAATAATGACAAAGATTTTTTTGTTTTCTTATAATTTTTGTCATCGACACCGATTTCTACAAAACATGAGTCGTTATAGTGTATATTGGATAAAATAAATAATGGTGTGAAATCTTTATAGATACCATCGCAACAAGTATATATATTTAAAATATTTTCCATAGTCAATCAATTATACTTGTTTTATTTGTTCTTATAAAGTCAAAACCTTTATCAGCCCATTTGATTCTATTAATTGGACTCTTCAAAAAATGAGTTACTAATGTAGGGATATAATCATATTCACAAATAGGTATATGATCTTCTAAAGAATTAAATTTTTGGTCCCCGACTTTTTCAGTTATAACAAATGACTTATTAGATAATAGAGGCGATAACCTAATCCAATCTGGCTCAAATCTATTATCATAACAAGAAATGTTCAAAATTATTTTACTGTTGTTAATATGTTTCCACAAATCAGGCCCTACAACAGGTGGTGACGTGTGTAAAATTAATTTATTACAATTTATTTTATCTAATATTTTTTTTCTCCTATCACTCAAAACACCATAAAAAAAAACATCAATTTCTTTTGACTCTTCACTTTGTAATCTATAAACGTCGCTGTAACCAAAATTTAAGTTCTTGGAAAAATCATAAATTTTGCTCGCATTGTCTAAAAAGTTTTTGTACTCAGGATATCTTGAAATGGTTTTGTCCATAAGTTCAGTTTGTATTACAATGTAAGGTTGTGAAATACTTTTATAGAAACCAGATAAAAAAGACGTAAAAAATAAAACCCAAGTTCCTTTGTCAGATGGAATACTTGACTCAATCGATGGTTGATTTAATGCTTCTTTAACCACTTGTGAAATTGTATTGAAGTACCCTCCTTGTCTGTGAAAAATTAACATTACTTTAAATGATTTATATTTCTAATATTTCCTCCTCTATACCAATGTTGTACATAGATTCCCTTCATTAAACCGACTTTCAGTCCTGAATTTTTAAATTTTGTGTGAATGTCGTTATCAACCCCTAACATTCCTGATTCTTTAAAACCACCAACTTTTTGCCACGCTTTTTTATTAATCAAAATTAAAACTCCACTAAGTAACTGAAGATTTGTAATATCTATTACTGATGTTTTATGGGTATTCCAAATATTTTCACCAAATTCTCTATGATATTTATGATCATCAGAAGTTTGATTAACCCCTTGGGCAATTTGATATGGACATCCTATTCTATTTGTCACACAAGTGAACATAGAAAAATTATAATTATTAACAATAACTTCCTCTAACCGTTTTCCAAAAAAAGAACTTGTGTGAACTGCATCGCCATCTAAAAAACAAACCCAATCATCGTCATCAACTAAGTTTAAAATTTTGTTATATGAAACTCCTATATTTTTGTTAGAGTCCCATGGAATGTAATGGTGAACAGAAAATTTTGGGATTGTAAAATTCATTACTATAAATACAAATTTAAAAAAAATTTATTAAAAAAAGTTTTGTTATTATTTATAGTTATAATTATAATTAAACTGAGATGAAACTAAATGTTGTTTGTATTTTTGAAAACTCTGAAAGTACTATAAAAGAGTGTGTCGCTTCTATCAAAAATCAATATTTTAGTGACTATAAGGTAACATTAATTGATAATAATTCCTCTGATTTAAGTTATGATATTGTTCATAATTTAATAAAAGATGATAAGAGATTTAAACTTATAAAAAATAATGTTAAAAAATTTTATGCATCTAATATTATTGAGAATTTTTCTAAATCAAAAAAATTAAATTGGTCAGACGTTATATTGGAAATAAATCCTGACGAAAAACTTGTAGATAATAATGTTTTTGGTCTAATTACAAAAATATTCAACAACGAAAACAATTGGATTTTAATAGATTCTAAAAACAAAAATAACTTGACAGAGTTGCGATCATCTATTGATAATAACATAGATAATATTCAAAAATTGAAAATTTTCAAATCATTTTTACTTTGGTCGGTACAAGTTAATCAAAATTCAATTTTAAAATCCGAAAAAATAAATAATCAAAATTTGAGTTACGCATTACCTATTTTGGAAATGTCAGACAACAGTCATATTGTTTCTTATCTTGACCTATTTGTGAAAGTTGGAGAACCAAAAATTAAAACTACAAGTTATAATTTGGATGAAATAAAAAATATTGTCAAAGAAATACCTCAACACAATAAGATAAATCTCATACAAAATACAATTTTTAGAAGTAGTTCATTATCGTCTTACCACGACCCTTTTATCAACTTAGACATTAAAAAAAAGTCCATACTTCCCAATATCCAAGACCAAAAAATAAATTTATCTCAAGAAAAGTCGAAAGACCCCCAAATTATTGAAGAAAAAATAGATTTAAAAAAAATTATTGTACCAACAAATTTGAATCATCTTTTGGATAATAAAATTGTAAAACCAAGAACTGAGGACGCAGTAGAACCTACCAAAAACATAATCAACACAACACCAACAAAAGTAATTAAACCAACTTTAAAAAATGATAATTCAATTGTCCAAAAAATAATAAACAAAAAAATTATTCAAGAAAAAAAGCCCCAACCAAAGATTGAACAAAATCAACCGACAAAAAAAATAAATCAAATTGATTACAACAATATAAATTTATTATTTCAAAAGTCGCATCCACAAAAATCAGAAAAATTTCCAATCATAAAAAAAGAAACAAACAAAAGGAATGAAGTTTTTGAAATTAAACAAAGACAAGTTCATCGAGAGATCAAATTACCAAAACCAAATTTATCTGAAACAAAACCTAAAGCCAATATCAAGATTCATTGATTATTATAAATATAATTTTTATATTTGTAATATGTATGTGATAATCAAACACGTAAAGACAAAAGATAATAGAATTTTTCCTGTAATTATGTTGGATTCACATGGTGAGGTTTTAGAATTCGAGAAAAAAGAAGATGCTGATGAATTATCAAAAATTTTAAACGTGAATACAGATTCAGGTCATAGATACGAAGTAAAAAAGGTTTAAATAATATGGTTCCGTGGTGAAAGGGATATCACAGTAGATTTCTAATCTTCTATTCCTGGTTCGAATCCAGGCGGGACTACTACCTTTCCATGTATTTCTCTATGACAATTAGAACACACCAAAATACATTTATCTAATTCCAATTTCACTTTATCATCAAAAGTGTATTTTTTCATATGTGCTAAATTAAAGTCCTTTTCTTTAGGGTTTAGGTGATGGAATTCTAAAGCTCCCATATATTTTTTATAACCACATATCATACAAGAACCACCTTTATAATCAACCATTTCCCTTTTAAGTTTCTGCATACGACTCAAAGTTTGTTCTGAAGTACAAATTTTACAATAAGTTGATGAATGTTCAACCCCCCTTCGTTTATAAAATTCCGTAGAAGGTAAAATCTTTTTACATTTAGGACACGACCTTTCTGAACCAATTTCTTTTTTTTCTAAATACTTAAATTGTAAATGGGAAGATTTAAGTTCATACTTTTTTACCCAATACCTCACAGTAGTTAAGGATTTACCAGTTTCTTTACTTATTTGATTCAATGACATCCCTTCATTAATCATTTTTTCTATTTCTTCTTTTTTCATAGTATAGTGGATTTATATATATAAATATCCAACTAAACTAAAAAAGTTGATTTAAAACTAAAATATATTTATATTAGTATTATGGAAGATATACACCAACAGATCCACGAGGAGTTTATTAACTCAGAAGATTATGAAAAATTTTTGTACGAATTAAATCAATATGGCTTGATTTAAATTTTTTTTTGTATCTTTGTAGTATGAAAAACGAATTACCATACGAAAAAACAGGAAACGCGATTAAGGGATATACTGAATCTTCAATTGCCAGAAGTGAAACAAATGATTGTGTTGTTAGGGCTTTCGCATCATCTTTTGAAGTTTCATACGATTACGCTCACAGGTATGTTGCCGATGAATTTGGAAGAAAACCAAGAAAAGGAACTTATGGGACTATAAAAACTCTTGTTAAGATGTCCGACAGTTTAATAAAAGTGAATGGTAAGAAAATCTGTCCTCTTGGGGTAAGACACAATGATCATTTATTAAAATCATTAATGTATGATGTTACTGTTAAAGGTGTAACTAAAAAAAGAAACATGACCGTAGGTACTTTTGTTAAACAAAACCCAAAGGGAACTTTCTTTGTACTTGTTAGACAACATGCCTTTACAATCAAAGATGGTGTTGTTATTGGGAATCCTGAAGACGCAACAAAAACAAAACGACCTATGAGATGTGCCTTTGAAATCAAATAAAAATTTATATATTTGTAATTAACATTTAATACGGAATTTACCAAATGAAAACCATATTTCTTTTTTTATACTCATTAATTTTTTTCAGTTGTTTTTCACAAGTAGTGAATTATAATAATTTTGACTCAAAACTTTTTGATCAATTACTTGTTGACAAAATCAACAATTATCGGGTATCAATAGGTTTGAAATCTTTGTTTGTATCTCAAACATTGAAAAACTATACTTCTGAAAAAACCGCAACTCAATGTGCCAAAACTGAATTTGCGAGTCATATTAAATTTAGTAATGTTAATGACAGCGTTAATAAAAAGTTATATGAAGAACTATACAATTTTACTAATGGATCGTGCGGGGTAAAAACACCATCAAATTTATTTATTAATGAAGGTATTGGTGAAATCATCTCAGTAAAAAAAATTAACAATGTAACTTATGAACAATTGGCAACCATTACACTAAAAAGTTGGTTAGATTCTCCAGGACATAAAAAAGTAATTGAATCTCAATTTACAGATATAAGTTTAAACTTCGGTTTGATAAGTTGTTCCTCAAAGGTCTCAAAAACAAATATTGTATATACAAGTTGTAATTTTGTTGCAATATCAAATTATTAATAAGGTGCAACGTACTTAGAATATCTTTGGCCACCAGTTACAGTATTTCCTTCAGAAATTCCCATCATGTATTTTAAAACAACATCATCTTTTGAAACATTGGATTGAGGAGGAAAATTTTTATCAATAACTTTTGTGTTGTTATATTGTTGTCTTGTGATTTTTGATATTTTTGAACCATCATTAGTCCAATAAAAATTCCATCTTGCTAATGGCTCTGTATATGTATTCTTTAAAACATTTGGGTTCCACTTTATTTCAAAAGCCGCTAATTTATTTTTATTATTTCTAGTTGACTGTGGGCATTGAACATCATAAAAATCAGGAGTTGCTGGTTTACCCTGTGAATTTGTACCATCACAAAAATATGTTCCAGTTGAAACCATATTTGCGGTTATTTCTGTAAAATTTTGAACGGAGTTAAGATCGTTTAGTTCGTCTTTTGACTTTAGTGAAATTTGACAATTTATAAACTGACCTGTATTGGGGTATAAAGATGTATCTCTATCTTTATCATTTTTACCTCCAGTATTTACCACAAATGATTGTGTCATCACTCTAGTTAAATTCGGATCTTTGAAAACTTTAAAAGGTTTTAGTTTTTCAAAAAGTTTAGTTTCAAAAACTTTTGCTCTATTAAGTGATAAATCCAAGTTTTTCTGATATAAAACTGTTTCGGATGGTGTGACTTTTGTGTATAAATCATTTTCCAAATTATATCCTGTCGCTTTACCTCCCCAAGAATTACTGGCTCCTGACCCAACTCTTATAAAAGAACAATAAATACCATTGGCACTTGCTCTTAATTTTCCAGCTTCTGCATTTGCATCTATTTTAGCAACTAAATTTTTTACATAATCATCAATAAAAGTTGATGGGTCTGTACCTCCAGCAGGATATGTACTTGTCGCTCTATAATTAATCGAGAATGATTCAGTAATTATATTCTTATGTTCGAAATTAATATCCAACTCGTTAAGATATAAATTTAAAATACGTTTTTTTTCTTCTTCGCTGATAATAAATCTTTTCATAAATTTTTTATATAAATATTTCCCAATAAAAAAAAATTTGTATCTTTGTACAAGAAATTAAAACTTTTTAGAAAAACGATATAAATATAATAGAAATGAAAAATACACTCAAACATATGGTCAATTGTCTACCGAGCAATCAGTGGTCGTTTAGCTATATTACGCGTAAACAGTCGAGGGTATTTTCACTTATGAGTTAAAAACGTTTAACT